TGTATCATTGAAGAAAGGTAATGTAGGACAGTTTGGACAATTTGGTGGAGTAACATATGAAGTCCAGAAGGAAGTGTGGGGTTCATCATTTGGTATTGAGCCACCATTAGAAAAGGCTAAATATGAAAGTTACTTTATAACTAAAGACCATAAAACAGATACAGCTATAGCTTTTCAAGAGATGTATAAGGCAGTCATTCCTGTTGTAAAGAAGATGTTCGACGACCCTAAGAATAATAAAAAGATGGTTCAGACATTTGCTAACTTTCTAAGACAACAAGTAACCTTAGGAGAAAAGAATGTTACATTAGTTTCTCTTAAGAAGGATTTTGCTGTAGAATATACTTTAGATAATGTCGAGGCAATGCTTGAGAACTTAGACTTTGACTTTGTATATGGGGAACAAGATGCCACGAGAAAGGGAGATGAGAACTTGCCGAAGATAGATATCAATTGTAAATTAAAAGGAGAGTTAGAAGTAAAGACATTATTAACAATAAGAGCTAAACGTGGTGAAGGCACATACTACAGAAATATATTTGAAAAGAAAGCTCTATTCACAGACCTATTTGCAACAATATTGAAAGCTACAGACCGATGAAAGCTAGTTCAGAGATAGATGGATTCCATTTCCCTCCTCCAGATGTAAGTGATTGGCCTGATACAGGTGTCGTATTAGAAATAGGAAGTTTACTAGGAAGATCTGCCGTTGTATGGGCTGAGGCATTTGAACAAGCAGGTAAGACTTATAGAATTATAACAGTAGATAACTGTATGGATCAAGAATTTCCTGCAACAATGAAACTAGATGACGGCAAAGCAAGAGCTATGTGGGATCAAATGAGACAGAGAGGTTTGGTTGTATCTGGTAAAGAGAAAGAAAAGAAAATAAAAGAAAATATTGCAGGTTGGAACAATATTCATTTTATAAAAGCATCCTGGAGTGAAAAATTCGAGTTTGATCTTGAGGCAAAACTTACAGGAGTTTATTATGATGCTAGACATGATTATGAAATGACTTGGAAAGCATTAGAAAAATATGCTGATGTAGGTTGGTTTTATGTAGATGATTGTAACCCTAATTTTCCAGGTTGCCAACAGGCATGTAATGAACATGCAGAGAAATATAACAAAAAAATAGAAATAAAACAAAATGCTTACGGGATGGACCAGTTAGCAATATTAACAAAGAGGTAAGACCGATGAAAGCTAGTTTATTCTTTTTATTTAATCACGGTGGTGAACTGTATATTGTGGACAACACAAAGATAGATGATGTTCCTAAACCTCGTGAACTTCTCTTTAGAGCCTCACAAATAGAAATAATAAGAGAAAGAGCATTATATATGAGTCAGCCTGTTGTTATGGACAGCGCTAGAAAAAGAACTGCTAAACATAGCCCTGAAGGATTAGAACGTATTAGAGAAGCTAAACTAGGTTCTAATCATCCTGCTGTAAAGAATGGTAGGGACACTGACTTCAAACAAAAAGTTTCTAATACTATGAGAGGAACAAGAATAGGAGAGAATAATCCTATGTGGGGCAGAAGACATTCAAAAGAAACAAGACAAAAGATGCATGAAGCTGCCATGCACAAAGAAAGAAGACGTTGGGTTTGTTCTCCTGAAGGTAGAACTACTACTATTCCTATTAGTGAACCATTACCAGAAGGATATCAATGGGGCAGATTCTATGACCCTTACAAACCTGATCCTACAGAACTTTTATAAAAGCCTGGACCTGTTTGACATATTTTAATAAGCTCACTAGCAATGCTAGATGTATTTTCCTTAGTAATAATGCCTGGGTCAAATACAAATGTTGTAAATCGTTTAGAATAATGTTTCATCTGATTAATATAGATTTGTTTCTGTGCAACATATTGATAATTAGAATGTTCTTCCATAGGATTTAGTGCAGCACCTGTAATCATCCAACCTACTCTATCAGCAGTTACCTTTTTCAATAATTCAGAAGGATACTTATCAAAGTCCCAATTGAATACAGGTTTGTTATGATTAAAGAATATAAGATCATAGTGTTCTCTGGTTACTTGTATTTCTTCCTGTAAGTGTGCTCTTGGAACTAATTCTACATTCCAATTACATGACCACATTTGATATGATAGTTCAGCACCAAACTTACTATTACCTCCCGTTAGTAGGACGTTCATATATCTTCTCCATTGTATTTTGTTCTTGACCACATGAATGAGAACATAACAGAACGCTGTTATCGTCCCAGCTCTCATATACTTTTCTAAAAGGGTCGTTATCTAATATCTCTTTTAGTGTATTATTATCTAAATTGTTTTGTATGCCTTCTAATATACCTAATGCTTGAAACCGATGGACAACGGACACAATCCTGCCTTTCAAATACTTACTGCTTAAATGTCCAAAGAAACTACAAGGCCATACTGTGCCGTCATGATTTATTCTTATCTCATTACCAGCACCAAATGTTTTTGCTTGACAGTTTATACAGCCACTCCTTGGCTGTTCTAATATATGTGCAACGTCTTTATATTTTATAGGAGAATTATCTGCATTAATCATTTTAATAAACTCTAGTTGTTTATCAGTAACTTCTAATGGTTTTATAGGAATCTGTTCTAGTGTTCCATCTCCATCTCTAGGCCATTTAGCAGGATATATTTCATATGATATATTATAATCTTTATCCTTGGCTGGCATTGGTGCTCCTTCAAAGCCATTAGGATTCTTAAATCTTACAGGAAACCCTAACTTTTTTGCTAATTGTAATACTTCTTCCTTTTGGTGTTCATTATGCTTGAATTTTAAAAACTCCCAAATGCCTCGAGCTCCTGTGTCGCCGTAAGTTTCCATTGCCGAGATAACTTTGTGCCATTTTACATTCCTTCTGTATATGTGATTAGTATCCTCTAGTCCATCAACTGAGAATATCACATATCTTTTCTGGTATTGTGTATATGTTTCATCTGGCGAGCCCCTCATAAGTTCTCCTAGTTGTTGCCAGAACTTTGTATTCCTCATGCCACCATTAGTATTGATTTGCATTTTACAATCTTTAATACTTAATATGTATTCTATTATATCAAGTATCTCAGGACATGTGCAAGGGTCTCCGTAATCTCCAGCAAATGTCCAGAACTCTATTTGTTGTATAAAGTCACGAGGGAAATGTCTTTTGAATCTTTCTAATGTATATGCTCCTTCTACTATATTAGGATTTACATTAGGAGAGAAGTCTACATATCGAGGGCACCAAGGACATATAGAATTACAAAGCGTTGACAGTTCTAAGTGAACGCTTCGTAAGTTTTCATATGCCCATTGTGTATTTTCCACATGAGTATTTATTTACTCTCTGAGAAGTCTACTTTTGCTTTCATCTCTTCCATCTTTTTAGATATGTCCTTAAACTTGTATCCTTTTTTAGGTTTGGAATATTCTGTAATACCTATATCTTTCAATAGAGCTTCCATTTTAGGATAAAGTTTTAAAAGCTGTCCGTCTTTCACGTATGTGAGTAACTCTGCTTCCTTATGATGCATGCCTTCTAATATAGACATCCAATTCATTTCTTGTTTCCAAGTAGGAAGATTTTTTATATTAGCTGTAGGGTCAGTAAATTGTTTTATACGTCTCCATTCTAATGTAAGAGTTGTATCACCCATACCTTCTGGTATGTCATCTTCTATTTTTGTGGACTCAGGCATGCCTTCAGGCAGATTCCAATCTGCTTTCTCGGCACCTACACCCAATCTAACAAGAGGAACAATAGTTTGATTACTTGCTGCAAGTTCCTTCAGTCTGTCTATTTGTGCTTTCTTGCCTCTAGCTTCGAATACCCAATTAAGACCTTCGTCTACTTGTCTAAACTTTTGCATTGTTATTTCTTCTTGTTTTTAGAACCTTTAGGACGGCCTCTCTTCTTAGGAGGAGTCTTGCCATCTTTGTAAGCTTCGTTAATGTTTGGAGTTGATTTGTCGTCAGCTTTGTAACGACCTTTTTTGTCTCTTGCCCTTACACCTGAAGCTGGTGCTTCTGGTTTTGGGAAGAATACATTTTTTAACCATTTAAACATAATTTTTCACCTTTGTTTTAGTTTCAAAAATCATCAATAACGTCTATCATTTGTTTCATTTTATTCTTCATAAAATAATCTAATAATAAACTTCTATCTTGTCCCTGTTGGGACTTGTAATTATTTATAATACTTTCTTTGATGTCTTCTGGTGTTTTGGTCAAGTCAACGAGTGTGCTATTCCTTACATAACCTGCCGACATCTCCCCTGATACCCATTCTTCAGGTTTCAGGTATTTCCATTTGTTAAGTTTTACCTTACGAATTGGTGTCTGGCGTATGCCTTCTACCAATACATTATCTGCTGACAATATATTAGGTATGCCATCGCCTTTATCACCTATAATTATATGCTCTCTCAACACAACCTCAGCAGGTTCGGTAATCTTTACCCATTTCTTTTGTGCTGGAGCAAATTGTTTTACATTGCTATATTTTTGTAGTTGTTTAAAGTCGTGATCTCCAGATACAATTAGAAAAGGCTCTGGTGTTATCTCATCTTCAAATAAAGGACCAGGTTCTCCTATTGTCTGACTATATTCTGCTAGTGTGCCTATAACATCATCTGCCTCAGCACCATCAACATCAATAACAGGATAAGGAAACACTTCCATTATCTCATCTCGAACAAGATTAACAGCATCAAATATAGCACCCCAATCCATATCACTCTTTTGTCGTGATGCTTTTCTACCTGCTTTGTAATAAGGAAATATAGCACGACGCCAATATTTTCTGTTATCACATGCAATAACTAACTCTCCAAATTCAGGACTCCAACGTTTATTGTAGGAACGAATAGAATTAATTATCATGTGTCGTAATAAATCTAGGTTAGGCTCTACACTACCAGAGCCTTTTGCCTCTGCCATAAATGAACCAATGGCAGTTTGGTTATAATCTACGACAATCATTATTGCACCTTTAACAATAGCATATTAGGATTGATACGAGTCTTAACTTTCATTTGTTTACCACGTATCTTACCTACGACTTCATGTATTGCCTTTTTAGATTTAGACATTATTACTTTAAGCTGTTCATCAGGCTTTCGTAATGTCTTTTCATATGATAGTTCTTCATCATAACCTGTAACTGATGTGCCTTTAACACCTAGTCCACCATCACCCTTAGACTTATATAGCCCTAGTCTACGGCGTTTCGTATCATATACCCATACTTCTGTGCTACCTAGTATAGTTGTAGGGTTCACAGATGCTATGTTTAAGTCCTTATCTGCTTGTAAATATCGTAAACGTGCTACTATCTTACGAGGATCTTGTGGCTTCTTACGTCTAATAGGTGTCTTACGTTGTTGTTGCGTAATCATTATTTGTAAGAACTCATCTAACCATAGAACAAGTTTGTCCATGTTAGGTTTATTCACATGACTATAACCTTCAACCAATTGATCGTCCCAATCAGATCTATTTTTAATCTTACGGACACGTTGGCATTCCTTAAACTCATCTAGAATATTAGCATATTCATTATAAACATGACTAGACTCTTCTTTGTTTAGTTTACAGGAAGTTGTAAGGGAAACAGGTGTGCCATGTTTTTTACCTTCCATTATATTGTCAATACTTTCATCAACAGCATTAACCATAACATCTAGTTCTCGTCTAATAGGCTTGACGACAGCTTTCTTTTGTTCTGCTGCCTGTGCTTTCTCTTCTGCCTTTTCCTCAGACTTTTTCTTGAAGTAATCATATTTGCCGTAAATATAATTCTCCTGGTTTTCTAACATGTAACCTGTCTTTTCCCAGAACCAAGCATATTCTCCTATGGATAAAAAACAATAATCAGGACACCCTAATACGATATTCTGTTCTTCTTTAGTCCACTTGGAGCCTTTCTTAATCCAATTACGAAAAGACTTGTAAGTTTCTTTGCCATTAATTTCAGCATGAATAAAGTATCGAGACTTATTCCAAGCCTCTTCTTTCTTCTCTGCTGTTTCTGCTAGGCTGAATTCAGCCCAATTAGGTTCCGTAAGATAATACGGACTTCGTTTCTTTTTAGTTGCCATAAAGGTCTTCTCCTTAGTTTCATATACTAATTATAAGACCTGCTAGACCTAGAGTCAAGGTAATTTAGTCTCTTTTGGTAAAATTACTTGTTTTTTCTGGTTCGGGATAGTCTGCTAGCATCTTCCAAAATATAACTCTGTCGAATTTGACTGTTCTCCAGCCCTCTTTTTCAAGATCATATACTGTTAGATTGCCTTTTGTAGACTTTGTTGTGGTTGTTTTTGTTTCAGGAATAAGATCTGTTTTTAGTGTGCATATCATTTCCCTGACTTCACCATTAGCTTTGTGTATTCTAAACATAGAATAACCTAATTTTGTATGTTCTAATACAGCATTTTGCCATGCATCGTCATTACGTTGTGGCTCGTATTGTATTTCTGTATTATCACCTTTTATATCTTTATTTGGCATCTTTACCTCTCAGTTTTTTATCAATTAACCATTGCAAGTCTTTCTCTTTTTTAGCGTCCATACTTGCTTCTGGTCCATACTTATCACTGACCCAATCATCTCCTATTACTTCTTCCTTAGGAGAATCTGTTGTCATCTCTATATGTATATCGTCTTTAGCACCTAATCGTTCTCCTATGGTTGTCTCTCTTTGTATTTCAGGTTCTTCTGGTAAGTCCTCATGCACAAAGTCAACAACAGAATCTTCTAGTTTAACAGGAGTAATCAGTTGTCCTGATCTTTCTTTAAAACTTAGATTAGCTGCAATAACTAATACAATGGCAAGTGGGTCAAATACAAATATAAGCAATAGTATTAGTATAAGGACTGCAGAGTCGATGCTGTTCGCCGAGTCATCTCCATATAGTAATTGTGCTACATATTTAATAGGACCCACTTCTTGTTCTAATTCTCTGACAATAGATCTTTTATCAAATAGTGTGACATTATATTCGTCTATCTTATCATATGCCTCATCTATTTTTGCTTGTATATTGTCTATTTGTTCGTCTTTATTGTCCTGTGAGACACTCTCATTGTCCCTTAGACGGTTTATTTCAGCATTGGCATTGTCTATTGTAGTTTGTGTATCAGCTCTATATTCTGCTATTTGATTACGATAGCTGGCTATTTGTTCCTCAGCATAAGTTCTAAGTTCATCTATCTCATCTGCTATAAGTTCACGTTCTACTTTCTGGCTCTCTCTAACTTCTATACCCTTTGCTACATTGTCTGTTCTGTTTATTAGATTACCTGTAGTTCCTTGACTTGTATAAGACTCTACAATAGCGTCTAATTCTGCTAATTCTTGCTCCTTTTGATCTATATCTTGGTTCAAATTAGACCTAATAGACTCAATTTGATTCTCGGCGTATGTTATATCACCCTGAACTCTATCCCATGCAGTATCTCGTATTTCTTCCTGTTGTCGTATGCTTTCTGTTATATCTAATGTTCCGCCTGCCTCTATTCTTTCTATACGTTCTTCTGCTACTTCTATTTTACCCTGCTCTCGTTCTATTAATTGTTCTATACGAGTTACTTCTGCACCAGCATTGCCTGCTAGTCCTGATTGTTCTATGTGTGCTTTAGATAGAAAACCAAATATACCTACAGATGTTATTATGGATAGAATAACTACTGCTAATACCATGTAAGTTTTCATTAGAAACTTTACTCTGGACCAATACTGATAAATCCAAGAGGCAGTAATAAGTTTTGCTATTTCCAAAACAATCCCCATAGCAAGTATAGAGTAAGGCAACCCATTAAATATTGCCATTAGTCCTACTATTGAGAAGTAAGCAGCTACACCTGATACGGCGAGTGCTGAGAACAATAATCCTATAATAAATGTTAAGCTTCTATGTTCCATTAGGCTCCTCCATAAAATGAACCATACCTACACTAGGTGTCCAATGGATAGGTTCAAAGTCTTTTAAAAAACTAGAGCGTATTCTTACATGTAACATATCATTAATACAACAATCATCATGTCGTTGTTGCCATTGTAATAAAAACTCCTGCATCTTTGCAGGTGCTCTTGTTTCGTATTCTGCTATAATTTCCTTTTTTAAATGTTCTGTAGATTCTTTTACAATAGCAGAACTACCAAAATATTTTTCAAATTGTTTATCTGTCTTGCATGAGTAACCTATATAATATCTCCCGTCAGGAAAATATGTGCAATATACTCTATGCTTCTTTTTCTCTTTTGTTTTCTTACGTTTAGCCATATACTAGGTTATTTATACCCCAGAAAGACAACAACATTAGCCCCATCATGACGAACTGTATTACAGATGCTATTGCAACGAAATGCAAAGCTCTATCTGCCCACCATTTATTTTCTGTGTCTATCCATTCTTTTGTTTCTTCTGGAGTTGCATTTCTAGGTTCCCATCTAATTCCTAACTCTCTAGCTTCTTCTGGACATTCAGATGTAAAGTCAAGTTCTAGTTGTTTTTCCATTAATGACTCCTCTTACCGTCAAATACACATACAAAATAGAATGGTTCTGCTGTGTCGTTTATTACTCTATGAAAAGCACCATCAGGTATGAGAACAATATCTCCTGCTTCTACAGGAAACTCTTCATCATCTAATAACATTCTACCACTACCATTTACAAAGAAATATACTTCCTCCTGTCCAGAGTGGTTATGTCCTGTTGTTTGTTTAAATGGATTTAGTAGTGTGCTACTTAAGACTAGATTATTTAGAAACTTGTTGTCTTTTAGTAAATAAGTTTCATTATCTTTTACTACTTCACCGCCTATGTCATTCAAGTCCAGCTTCATATTCTTCTTCATATGGGTCACTCATTTTAAATTCATCTTCTTGTTCGTATTCTTCGCCACAAAAAGGGCAATATTTAATATTATAGAAGTGATGATCTTGATCGTGTTCTATACTTGCAACACCTTCACACTTCTCACATTCTAAATAAATTCTATCTGCCATTCTGTGCAGCACCCCAGACATCTCCCCAATCTCCTTTTAGAGCACCACGTGCATAATCTGTAGCTCTATTTTCAAAGAAGTTTGTATGAGTAGGAGCATTAATCATTTCTTCTACCCACAATAAAGGATTTCTTTTCACTTTAAATATACCTTTCATTCCCATACTTATAAGCCTTCTATCTGCAATATATCTAATGTATGTTTTAACTTGTTCTGGTTTTAAGTTCTCCATATCTCCCATAGCAAAACATGTATCAATAAACATTTCTTCTAGTTCTACCATCTTTTCTGCTATGTCATAAATTTCTTTCTTTAACTTATCATTCCATAAGGCTCTATTTTCTTTTACATAAGTTTTAAATAATTGTATCATAGACTCTGCGTGCATTGTTTCATCTACAATAGACCATGTAATAATTTGTCCCATGCCTTTCATCTTACCATGACGAGGGAAGTTCAATAACATAATAAATGAACTGAATAACTGCATGCCTTCTGTAAATGCTGAGAACGCTGCAATATTAGCAGCTACAGATTCAGGTGTTCCGTTTTGTCCTGATAGTTTCATAAAGTATTCATGTTTTTCTACCATTGTCTGATACTCTAAGAACTCACTGTATGTAGATTCAGGCATACCTAAAGTCTCGATTAAGTGTGCATAGGCAGCGACATGCAATGCCTCTCTAGCTGCAAACCCCGACAACATCATACGAACTTCTGGTTGTGGGAAGTAAGGCAGATAGTTATTTACATAACCTCCTGCTACATCAATATCTCCCTGCACAAAAAATCTAAATATGTTTGTAAGGAATGCCTTCTCAGGGTCAGATAATTTATCTTTCCAATCCTTTACATCTTCTGCCATTGGGACTTCTGTATGTAGCCAATGTGATTGTTCATGTTTCAACCATGCTTCATACGCCCAAGGATAATTAAACGGTTTAAAATAATCCCTTTCGTCTGTTAATTTTTTCTTTGTTGCCACTATTCTTTTCCTATGTCTGATAAGTCAGCCTCCTGGAATGCCCATGATCTTTCATTACACCAAAAACATTCGTTGCATCTGCCTCTAATTTTTTCAACGCAGCTATGAGAAAACTCTGCTACGTCATCTAATATTCCTAATTCCCATGCTAATCTTACTAAAAAGTCTTTTGTATAATCAGCAAAAGGTTGTTTGATTATTTCTTGTATTGGAACTCCGTTGTGAACATAATCACTTTCACTAACTTTCTTTCTAGGAGCAGGAGTATGATAAGAACATAATGTTCTGTAGTGTGGTGGATAATCATTTACACCTGTGAATACTACATCTGCCATATTGTTATCTACTATTTCCTTAATTCCATTTAGAAGTTGTTGTGCAACTTCATCTCCTTGATAATCGTTCCTATTCCAATCAACACCCTCTTGATTTATAACAATAGGATGCAATCTCTTTGTGTTCTTTAATTTGCTATACCATTCTAACATTCTATTAGCGTATGTTAGTGCTCCATCTACTTTTGGAACTGTAAAAGGAATAACCTTTTGGTCAGGCCTTTTATATTCATTAATAAAATACCATAGCAAAGAACTATCAAAACCACCAGAGACAACGACACCTATCGTTTGTTTATCTGATATACCTTTATTGGCAGTTATCAGAAAATTTGCAATATCTGTATTATCCATTCCTTCTATCCTGCTGCTGTTGCTTCTTAATAGCCTCGAGCTTAGGACAGATAGGACGTTGTTGTGCCTGTGGTTGTGCCATTAACCTTCGCATGCTAGACATTCTCCGTCTGCAATCTCCTTCATATCTAGTTCTTGTATAATCTCTCGTTCAATTCTTTTAGATACTTTATCTGCTTTACCTAACTTCTCTGAACGACAATAATATAATGTTTTAACACCTGACTTCCATGCTAGGAAATGAACAGCATGTAAATATGCTATGTTTGTATCAGGTCTAAAAAATAAGTTTAAACTTTGTGCTTGATCTATAAACTCCTGCCTATCTGCTGCGTGTTCTATCAACCACCTTTGATCTATTTCCATAGATGTTTTAAATATGTTCTTTTGTTCTTCTGTTAATTGTGTAAGATGCTGAACACTACCATCATTACTTATGATCGAGGACCAAACCTCGTCGTAATTTGTTCTCGGATGTTCTTCGCAATACTTCTTAATGATCTCATCAAGATACTTGTTTTTATTAAGAAAGGCGCCGGATAATGTGTCCTGTCTGTAAGCATTAGCTCTAAACGGTTCAATAGATGGCGAGGTGTTCCCCATGATAATACTACTAGAAGCATTGGGAGCGACAGCCATAACATGGCTAAAACGTAACCCTCGTCCTTTAGCATCTGGCGCTTCGCCTCGTTCCTTTCCGAGTTCTTTGTTAGCTTCATCTAACTTGCTCCTTATATGTCTAAATAATCTCAAGTTAGCACCTTTGGCTTCAGGTGTTTCCCAGGCAATACCGTTCTTTTGCAGGTAAGCATGAAAACCTAAAGCACCAACACCTATACTCCTTTCTCTCATAGCAGAAAATTTAGCTCTACCAACTTCATCAGGAGCATTGTCAATAAAGAATGTTAGAACATTATCTAACATTTCTGCCACGTCTCTTAAAAATTGTGGGTCTCGAACCCACGCTCCGTAATTTTCTAAATTTACAGAGGATAAACAGCATACTGCTGTTCGTTGTTCGTTTGTAGGCAATATAATCTCAGAACATAAGTTACTCTGGTTTATTCTTAAGCCTAATTCTTTCTGGAACTCTGGCATATCCCTATTGCTTGTATCAATATAATGAATATAAGGTTCGCCTGTTTCCATTCTTAGTTCTAATATCTTTTGCCATAGTTCTTTAGCAGATACAGTTTCTTTAATTAGTCCTGAGTTAGGGTCAACTAAATTCCAACCATCATCAGCACTAGGGTCTTGCATACATCTCTCTATAATCTGCATAAAACTATCTGTAATGTTTATACCGTGATGTAGATTAAGACATCTCATATTAGGGTCACCCGTAGGTTTTCTCATTTCTAAAAACATGAGGACATCTGGATGAGAGATGTCAAGATAAGTAGCATAAGAGCCCCTTCTAGTGCGACCCTGTCTATATGCGAGACAGGATGAATCATAAGTCTTAAGGTGAGGCATAACACCAGTAGACTTATCATCAGATGACCTGATACCAAAGCCAATACCGACACCACCACCAAGCATGCTAAGCCAGTTTGTTTCAGATAAGTTTTCAACTAAACCCTCCGCCGTATCATTAATGTAATTTAAAAAACATGAAATAGGCATACCCTTTTTACTTCTTCCAAATGAAAGAATAGGTGTAGAATAGGATAGCCAATGTTTACTAGCATATTCATATAATCGTTGTGCATGTTCTGGATTAGAACCAAATGTTGCTGATACAAAGGCAAATCTTTCTTGAGGAGAAGTTTCCTCCTCTTTCATATAACTTTCTTTCAATCTCTGTAATCCTAGGGAGTCAAATAATTTGTCCCTGTCATAGTCTATCTGTATTCCTTTGTATTCTGTTCTTGGCATTTACTGTTCCATTGCTGCTGCTACAGATGGGAAGTGTTGTGATATAATGCTCCAACACATCTGAGCTATTTCTGCGTGTTCTTTTTGTGTCCCATTACCCATTCTTAGATCACAGTAATGAATCCAACTCCTTAAACTTCCTGACATCAATAATGTCGTTTCAGTTAAGCCCTCAGGCAATAAAGCTCTTGCCTGTTCTTTTGCTATTCCATCTGATAGGGCTTTGTTGTATGCTGTTCTGGCCTCCATACCTACTTTTTCTTGTAGTTTACGAAACCTAAGTGCTTGAGCTACATCATCACTAGAAATACTATTTTGTCTGTTATCAGGATCTTGCAACCTTGCCTCTCTTGTGTAAATTTGTTCAGGTGCCTCAGCATACCTTTGGCTAAATTCCTGAAAACTAAAACTACGATGCCTTATAATCTGTCTAGATATATCTCTAGTAGTTGTAATTGACATCTGAACAGAAACCATCTCAAAAGGGCTCCAATGTTCATTCTTAATTAAATATTTTAATAATTTAGGGGCAGTTTTGTTGTTATTTTGATTAGTAGGGTTACTAACTCTAGCTGTGTAAGCTACCAACTCATCTGCTGTATTACATCCTGTGGATGCTGATGGCTTGGTTAAGCCAATCAATTCGACTTTCATTAACACTTTCTCCAATTTGTGAACCGAAGTTCAGCTTCTAATTTATGAAAGACATTATTACTTATAAGATTCTCAACGTCGACACCGCCAAGTATCATATCATTAATATCTTTCTGTTCTACATCTTCAGGCCAAATAACAACCTTCTCTCCAGCCTTAATTAAGTTGTGGATAATGTTACATACTTCTTTATTTTTAGGTTGGTTATCCACTATAATTACTCTGTCTTCAGGTAAGTTCAATGACTCTATTTTGTTAAAAGATGTTCCTGCACAAGCTATTGCATTGTCCAAAAATAAACTATCCAAAGGACCCTCTACAATTTTTACAGGCTCATTATAATTTATAACATCTAAGCCATAAATTGTAGAAGAATTCTCATTCATCTTTACCAATATATACTTCAAAGGATTGTTGCCATAGTCTCTTAAACTAATAGCAGTCATCTTACCCTCCCTGTCGAAAAATGGGATAGCAAGACGAGGCTCTGTAGTTTTAATCCTATCTTTGTATTTAGGAGCTAACTGATGTATCTTTGAGATGTCTTCTATATGATATAGCCTATCCCATTTTTCTTTAGGAATCTTCCTCTTCTTACAATAATCTACAGCAATATGATTAGAATCATTAAGTTCACATTGTTCATGCAACTTATCAACTCTATCCATAATGTTGTCTATAAGTCTGGAAGTCTTTACGCCAGAAAAATCAGGTTGTTCAAATTTAAAATCTGGTTCTTTGTTGGCTCGAGGACCTGCTACACCTTCTGAATATCTCTCCATTACATATTGAGGATAAAGAAGAGAATCAACTATCTTTAACAATCCACCAAAAGTCGTCCCAGCACCACAGTTATGGCACTTGTAGAACATATCGTTCTTTTTCTTGTAAATGTATCCTCGAGCCTTGTTCTTTTTGGTCTGGCTGTCGCCACAGATAGGGCAACGGAAGTTAAATAGATAATCATCCTTACGTTTAAAACGATCTAGCCTGTGCGAGATCATATTAATATATTTCAAATCTATATGTAACATAGTCAATATTATACGAAATTCCTAAGTAGGAATCAAGGTGTTATTTTACCAATTGGTGTGCTAGCTTCCTAGCATAGAAACAATCTTCCCTATATTTGGGAAGAGAGCACTAACAGCTACCAGAATACCTATAAGAATCCATCTCCATTGTTCGAGTTTTCTTATACGTTCTTCCATATGGTCCTGTTCTTTATTAATCTCTTGTCTAAGGGCTTCTATTGTATTTAGGATCTTTTCTTCAGATTTGCTGATATGCGCTTGTGTTTCACGTGAGCCCGTAGAGATTCTCGAATGTAGTTCCTTTACTGCATCATCTGATTCTTTTCTTCTCTGCATTCTTTCTTTCTCTTGGCTATCGAGACGTTCCTCGTGAACAGCAAGTATTTTGCCCATTTCCTGGTGTGTCTCGGAAATTTTACCTATTGCTTGCTCTACTTTAGTCAACATATGACCAAGTGCAGCAACATCAGTTTTAACTGTAGCAATTTCTCTGCCACTAGCCGTCTGCGATTTAACTGGCATTTCTTTTCCTTTTTCTTATAACTGCCTTTCTCCTAAACATACTTGGCATTCCTATACCTGGAAAAGGCCATTTGGCTAATGTGTTTACACCTGGTTCACCCTTAGGTCCAACACCTATACCATCTACTCCGCCTCCGCCTACAGCATTAGCTGCTACTTCTTCGTCCATCATAAATTCTCTGAAATTGAGGATTTCATATTCTTCTAACAACCTAGCGTGTCTTTGAACACCCTCATCTTCCATATAGGTTTCCATCAATGCACCTACTGTAATTTCATCATCTTCTTCTTTATACTCCCTTAACAGCGCTAATGCTGCTGCAAATGATAGGAGCCTTCTAGCATTTCTATCTGAAGATCTCATTAATGCGTTCTGTATTTTAAAAACAAATCTATTAAGGAATGTATAAGCTTCTTTTTCTTGTGTTGTGTTTGCTTTTCTTAACTGTTTTCCATCACCGTCTACCAAGCCCATTTGAAATGCTTGTGAGTTCTTGATAGGAGTAGACAGGAGTTTTAATAACCTGTATGTAACTAAAGTATCTGCTATTCTACTCATCTATTGTTTCCTTAATATATCAGCTAGTTCCATATTAATAGGAACATCTGTTTCTATATTCTTTGGCAACCTTTTAGAAAATACTTGTTCTAATGGTAACCTGTTTAAATATACTAGGAATGTTTTTAAATCACTCCAGTATTTTTCTTCTAGTTTGAAGAACAACATCTTAGTCGTTGCTCTTCCAAAAACATTATATAAAAGTATAATATGATTAATGATCAACCTTTCGTTAGGCTCTCCTGTTTTTTGATACTTGTTAAGTAACCTCTTCAAGTATTTAAAACGTTTCAAGTCATCTTCTAATTCTGCCATCCCTGTGCATGAGGGATTCTGATAGTTTTTTATGGCGTAAATTAAAAAGTTGTCATCCGTAAGTTCATCAAATTCATTCATTCTTAAGCCGTTGTTGCGCTTCCTCCGATAAAATACCACTTACTTGTGCCACTATCATACATTAATGTAGCACTATGCCCTACGCTGCTCCAACTAATATCCTGTGCTATGTTAGCTGCGTTTAAAGTTATTGTGTGGCCTCCACTATTGGAAGACATAATTATAATCTTGATCTGGCCGTCTACGCCAGCTGCTAGTGATAAATTACCAGCACCACTAAAATTGTAAAGAAACGTAACGTTAGTATCTAACGAAACAGCACCAACTGCTGTCATTTGATCATGATCTCCTATACATAGTTTATCATTAAATGCTGCTGGTGTTGCAATGTTTCCAAACAAGACTGCGTTTGTAACTGATTTAGAGTTACTACCCTGAACCAAATACATCTTGTCGGCAGCAGCGGCTGCTGTAGCCGCTGTCATTTCTGAAACTTTACTGTCTGCCATTTGTTACTCCTTATGCGACTGCTGTTATAGTTCCACCAGCTGTGCCTTGTGCTGCTGAGATTGCTCTCTCTGCATTACCACCGCCGATTGTGTCAACTATTGTGCCACCGTTAAGGTCAACTGTTTGTGCTCCTATTGAAAGAACATCACCAGCTGCTATTGTTCCTGCTGCTGCACCAACACTTGCTGAGAATGTAAGTTTATCTGAATTTACAGGTAAAGTTCCATCCATTGTTAGTGTAAAGTTTGCTGCTGAACCACCACCTGCTTGTGAGTTTGTCACAACCATTAATGGTGCTGCTGTTGCTACTGTAACTTTTTCGTTATAGTGAACATTAACTATTAAGCTTCCACCTGCTGATACATCAAAAGATGTGCTTTCCCAATCAACTGCGTCGATTGTTGCTTGTCCTAGGTTTGTAGCTAGTGAACCAAGGGCTACTAATACTTCAGGTTTAGCATTTGTGTTACCGTTACCTGTCATAGTTGAACCTGGTTTGACTACCCAACCTGAAGAGTTAGCAAATACATCTTCTTTTTGATCTGCTGTGAGATACTTTGGTTTACTCTCGTCTGAGTCTGTTGCTCCCCATCCTGACATATTCTTCTCCTTAGTCTAAATGTGTTTTAAAATTATCATGAGATGCATGTCCATGTGCTTGCATCTTCAATTTGTCTGCTGGCTTTCCACTCATATATTTATTTAAAAATCTATGAGCATCCTTAACAGACACCTTTCCTGTTTTACCGTCTTGGAATTTGACTCCTGCGTGTTTATCACCTTGATCTAATACGCTTCTTAATTGAGAAACTATATGTGCAGGTCCTTTATTCTCTGAACCGTCATGTTTTGACTTTCCAGGTTTAGGTGCAGGTTTTTTAGGAGGTGCTAAATCTTTATCACTCCTCATATCCCTCATAGCGTCTTCTTTAGCGCCTTCAGGAAGTTCTTCCCTACCTAACATAACGTCAATGACAGAGTCTTGTAATTTCTTACCTCTTTTTGCCATTGCTTTCTTAATAGCTTTGTCTCTAGAACCAAAGTATTCATCTTTACCTGATTCTATTTTACCATCGCCATCGTGATCTTTTGTAGCCATTTTTTCTGTAACTACTTCTTCGTTGGCACGTCTTAAGGCATCACTAACTTCTGGATGATCTGAAAGTCCTTTCTTAATCTTTTCCATTTGTTTAGCAGCGCCTGTCATGTTGCCACCTTTGTAACGTTTGTCAAAAGCTATACCCTTGGCCATTTTAATTTGTTTGCCTGAGTAAGATGCTTCATCTACTTTCTGGAACATTTTGTCTTTTAATTGTTCTGGTAAGTCTCTGACGTTGTCAACACCTCTATTAGATAGAGCTGTTTCTAAATTTTTCTTATAAAGTTCATTGAACTTTTGTAAGTTGTCTGGTAATTTCCTTTCGTCCTTTAATTTTTCTTTTCTTAAAGAAGCAGGCATACCTTTCAATATCTCGTCTTTAGCTCTTTTACCTGCTCTTTTAAAACGTCTTGAATCTCTTGCTCTAAGTCCTTCAGCATCTAAATCTGATATTAAACCTTCTTTTATATCTGGTTTCTTATGAACTTCTTCACTTCCGTCTTCAGGTCTGCTAGTTTGTTTACCACAAGCCTCACCAACTTCAGGGTCTTCACTTCCACCTTGTTTAGGTTTCATGTTTAGATCTCCTTCAGGTTGACCTTCGTCTGCAGGTCTACTAGCAATAGCTTCTTCACGAACATCTTCATCTGGTTTCATGCCATCGCCTTTGTTAGACTTGAGGATTTTACCTTTGCCATTTTTCTTTTTAGCTTCAGCCTCATCCTCGGAGCCATCGTAAACGACTACATCACCGTCTTTATCTTTAGCCATGTTTTTCTCCTCGGTTTGATATTTTGTTTTCTGAGTATGAAGTCTTGCTCTATTGTATGTGATGTCATCTCCTAATTGAAATCCCATCATTTTATCTAGTAACTTACTTAGGGCTTCTCTTTCATAAGGTGGTAATAGTTTACCTGCTCTCATGTTTGCTAAAGCTCTGTGTAGTATAGGTAATTGTCTAGCAGGCAACATGCCTTGTCTTATGAGCGTGTTCAACCTTTGTTGTTGTTGATCTAACTCTAGTAAGTATTCTAAACTTTCTGCAATTTCCATACTTCTTCCTATTACATGTATTTATACAAATTAGACTTTCATCTGCTTATAAAGGTCATTAGCATATTTGTCGTGGGAACCTTGTCCTGGATGAGCTTTGTCATATTCTGCTTTATCGAACCATTCCCAGCGTTCTGCAGTGATTTCAGGGTATTTTTCTTTAATTGTGAAGTATAAGTTTCTATCCCAACCACTTATAACAACCTTTGCTTTACTCTTTACTGCTATATCTATCATATAATCTACATATTTCATTAGAAATACTGTAAGAGGTATGCCTTCTTTACCTTGTTTTATCTCTTCATGTAGTTCTTCATAATCAGGTTGTGATAAATTACTTAATAATTGTAACCATTCAGGTGTGTGAGGTAATACCTGTGTTAATGCTCCCAATGCCATAAAACCTTGATCTCGCATACTTATTAACTTTGCCTCAGGAAAAGATAATATTATAGTATCAAATTTCATCATGTTTGTAACCACTAAAAACTTTTTAAACATGACTAGAATGTTTGCTCCTGCTGTAGCAAAATTACATACACCATAATCTGGTGGTAATTTTTCCTGTAATCTTTCTCCATATGTTATATTACAACCAGCACCAAAGGTATCACTAGAGCCAAATAATCCTACTAATTTAGGTTTATCTAATCGCCAAGGGTCTCTGTGATTATACTCATTCATTTGATATGACCACTCATATCGTTCCCAACCATATATGTTTTGAATAGGGCCAGGTCCTGTAAAGTTTTTCAATACTCCAAATGGAATTAGATCATGAGGTGTTTTTATTGTAGCGAGGTAATCAGGATTTGTAGATATTACTTCGTTGAATTGGATATTGTAGTTAGGTGATTGATGATTCTTATCGTTTTTTAGCTGTCTTTTTAGCCACTCTTCTTTAACAGGGTCTATTGTCTTGTTATTGAATAACGACCTGATTTCATCAAAACGGTCATTTAGTTTCATAATATTATCCTACTGAATAACTGAACGCCTTATAGGCTCTTGATGCCTTCTTAAGTGTCGGGCCTCCTGATTTAATTCTGGACACTGGTTTAGCTTTATATTTAGCTTTAAATGGTTTTGCCTTAATTTTATATCTTTTTGCTTTGTAAGAAGCTGCTCCTTTAATTGGCTTAGCTGCTTTATATTTCTTAGCTCTTTGTGGGCCTTTACCTCTATTTGTAAGACGTTTGATTTCGTTTCTTCTCATCTGAGGAAGTAGTTTTACAGATATACGATTAACAAGTGGTTGGAATCTTGTTATCATTCTTTCTAAACGTGCCTTCTCTGCTGGTGGTAGTCCTGCTCTATCCCTACCTCTTAATAGACGTTTGTAAACCATAAGCCTTGCACCACGAACAGCCCTACGTTTTAATCTGTCTGGTGTAGAACCTCTTCGTAATGCTATACGTCTTGCTACTCTTAATTTTTGTCTGTTTCTTCTAGCAGCAAAACGTCTTTTCATTCTTCCTTGAACGGATAATGCTTCTAGGAATAATTGAACTTCTTCTGTTATGTTTATATCATTATACTCATCACCATCAAAATCCATAGCCATTAATTCATCAGGGTCATATAATCCATCTTCTACTGCGTCTTCAAATGAATAATGTTCTGCTTCGTAATCTAGTTCTTCAACATCTTTCATTGTTATCTTACCGCCTTCATATGCTCCTGTAAGAATACCATCAATATTAGACTTCCATTGTGCATCTATTTCGTTGTCTATAGGATATTGATGTTTAGTATGATCTGCCTGTCTATCTTCAATATGACCTATATCAAAATCTTCTCTTATCTTTTGTCTAAGTCTTGCTTTTACATCTTCAGGTTTGATCGCCTTAATAGGTAAAGGTTTAAGTAGTGCCTTTTTATCTGTAGGAGTTTGTCCTGGTGTAAGACTTCTGTAGTAATTATCTCCTACATCAGTTCCCCATTCCATACTACCAGGACCCATTGATGCTTTATATCTAGCGTCCTCTCCCATAGTTTGTGGTTGTCTAGGTCTTTCGTGTTGTTTTGTTTCTGCCCACTTTTCGTCTTTCTTTTTCTTTACTGTATTCTTTACATTTACCATATCAGGCATTTCTAGTCCTGGACTTATCATTGGTAATTTTTGTTCATCTGTTCTATGGCGAAATGCTACTTTTTGCATCTTTTTAACCATCAAAGCATCTTTGACACGATTACTTTTAGCTCGTAATCTTTGTTTGATATCTTCTACTGCTTCTGTATTGTGATGCATGTTTAACTTCCAATGTGCTAGTTTTTTAGCTCCAGGAGAGCCTGTGGCACGAATCTTTTTAAGTTCTGCCTTTGTGGCGTCTTTAGGAACTCCGTGTCTATTTATCGCCATTGTGATGTTTCCATGCTGTTGCGTAGGCAATAGACTTTTCTTTGTCTGTTAGTTTGCCGTCTTTTGAATATGCTTTCTTTATGTGCTTAACCATTCTCTCTGACTTAGCACTAGGTGGTGCAACCTCTAATACGTTGACTTGTTCTTGATTTGAGACCCTTTTATCGCTACCTTTTTTTTTACTGGTCCTAAACGTTTTGCTATGTTGTCGCCTGACATAGGATTTTGATATATACCTTTGCCTGCTTTCATACTAGCATCTTGTTTCTTTTTGTATTCTTGTGCAGCATCTCTAATTTTACTTACAGTCTGTCCTATAAGTTTGTTTAGACTTTCAACAGTCATATACTTTTGAGCTGCCTTTACTTCAGGATGGTCTTTGTGTTTATTGTGTAGTGAAGCGCCTCTACCTTTAGTTGCTTTATCTAAAACATTAGTAACTGCTTTTCTAACTTGTCTGTCTGTAGATTTTACATTTTTCATATAAGAAGTGTATTCACTACCAGACATTTTTTCTTCATTTGTAGCTTTAACTTTACCTGAGTGCATTTGTTTAAATGTTTTCTCACTTGCACCCATTTTAGTTTTATTTTTATCTGCTAAGTATTCGTCTTTGTCTTTTCCAGGAGTTAGTTTATTTGCTGCCCTATTAATACCATGGAATCTATCCATTGTTTTTTTACTTTCTTTCTCAGATTTTTTAAAATGTTTTTGTGCTATCTTTTCCTGTCCTTTATCTCTTGCAGACATTCCTTTTTGAATGTTATATTGAGATGTATGTGATCTAGATATAGCATCTCCTGTAGCCTTCTTAACATAGCTACCTAGTGTAGACTTCTTTAATTCATATATGTTTTCAAAAGATTCTTTCTTAACACCTTTGCCTGCTGACATTGAAAGACCTTTACCTCTTCTTTTCATTTTGTCTCTAGCTGTGTTTATAGAATCATATTCTTTATCTGAGATATAACCTTTATAGTAACCACCATCTGCTGATGCTCTGCTAGGTGTATCTTTTCTTAATTGTCTATATTGTGCACCTGCTTTTTTCTGATAAGAACTAATTGTTTTAGGAGATAGTTCCATAAGGCTCATGTAAATATCCCTTTGAATACTATCGTTTAGTCCTACCTTAGGGTGATGTAAGTGTTTAGGTAATGGTGTTGTTTTGTTCTGAGGATGTCCTACTGTAGGATGGTAACCATACTTTTTATTGTTGTTGTCTCTAACTTTTTTGGTGTATGCCGCTTGTTGTCTAGGGTGCATCTTTTTAAATTTAGCTCTTACACTATCACTATTTAAAGTATCTGCTGATACCCTAGCTGCTGTTCTTTGTCTATGTCTGTTATGTGTAGGCCATGAATTAGTATCAAACCATGCTTCCATAAAAGGTCTTGGCTTCATTCCTTTTTTCTTTGCAAGCTCTATTCCTGCCTTCTGCTGTGTTTTAGCTCTTTCTTTAGGAGTTTGCATGATAGTAGGACCATAGCCTTCGTTTCTTATAGCATCTAAAGTTTCCTCATTTCTCTTTAAACTATGTGCGTGATCTGCTGCTCTATTTGTATGGTGATGGAAAGCTTCCATGTCTTGATTGTTGTATGCCTTCTCTGCTGCTTTAATATGTTTTTTAACTTTAGGATGTGGGTGATCTGCGTGATCGTTCCAAGTATCTGCTGTTTGTTGAACCCAAGAACTAGATTCTTTTTGTAGAGATGCCTTAGCCTTTGCTACACCTTTACGTCTTTTGTTTATATCCTTGTCGTATTTGTCATCAACAAATTTTTTGTTCATGCCACTAAATGTGCCTGGAGTCTTTGCATTACTCCTATTCATTTGCCTTTGAAGATAATCTTTCATGTGTTCATCTTTAGATATACTCTTGTTTGCTTGAGAAATATATCTTAGTTTCATATCTTTAGATATTTCAGATAACATTTCTTCTTTTATCTTAACACAATTATCTACAGTCTTACCACCTTTCTTTTTAGTTCCTTGTAGTTTATAACCGTCCCAACATTCTTTGCCGTCTAGGCCTTTCTTTTTCTCTTCCCCTAATTTACTTTTTGCTTGGACAACACCTTTACGTCTTTTAAGTGGTTTGGATACTAATCTATCATAGTCTTTATCTGTTTTAACAGCGTGACCTTTGCCTGCTAGTCTTTCTTTTTCTGCTGAGCTAATTTCTTTGTTAGCTTTAGAAATGTATCTCATTTTCATTTCATCTGAAATTTCATTTACTTGTTCTTTTTCCATCTTACCACCTTTGCCGTATGTGATACAAGGGTCCTGTCCACAACCACAGTTCTTAGGTTTTTTCTCTTCTATATTTAGAGTTTTAGGATATCCTTCTTGCCCAGGTTTTTTAGGTGGTAGTCCTTTTTTCCTACGAGCATGTATGTTATCCCACAAACCTTTCTTCTTCCCTTCTTCTATCTTTTTAGTTTTAGGGTCGTCGTGATCGTAACCTTGTTTGTTTAATTTGTCGTGATCTTCTTTTTTCTTGGCGTAAACTTTTTTATCACCTTTATACATGTAATGAGGTTTGTATTCTTCTTCCTTTTCCTCATCAAACTTTTTTCTAGCATAATCAGGCATTTTCATAAAACCTGACTTCAAAGCCTTTTCGTTAGCATCTTTTCTAGCCTTAAGCAGGTTAGATTTTACAGGTTTCTTTATAGGTCTACCTGATGCTAAGTCCTCGAATACTTGTGTGATTTTACTCATTACCCTCTTCTACGCCAATTTGTGCTTTATACTCATTATTTATACTTTTCTCATAGTAGACAATGATAGTTTTTTGTTGATCTATATATCTTTTCATTTCTGCTAAATTTAACGACATATTCTCATAATCTGGCACTGATAGCGCAAAAAAGACTAGGTTTTCATTCTTATCTTTAAACTTTTCCTCGAACTCTTTGTAGTTATCTTCTGTTACTGCATAGAATGTAACAGGGTAAAGTGTAAGTCCTTTAGGTGGTTCCTGAATAGGAATCTTTCTTTCTATAAATTTTGTTTGAACTTCTACTTGCTTAGGTATTAATGAACAGCCACTAATTGTCAGGCTGAACAGCAGTAGAAGACTCAAGTTCTTCAAATACTTTCTTTGTTGCATCGTTTACTCTCTTTTCAATTAGACCAGGCTTACGCAAAGTCAATCTTGTTAAATCATGTTCTCTTAATTTTTTAGACAGTTCGTCACCATATTTTTCTGCCTCTCTATACTTCAATTGTAATTCTTTATTAGCTACTTCATAAGCCTGATTGTCCTCTTCCAGCTTATTAATTGTTTCTTGATTAGTTTGTGCTGCTATTGTTAGTTTAGCATTATTCTCAGTTAGAGTAGCTATTCTCTTTTCTGATATCCAATAATAACCTCCGAATGCCAAAAGCATAGCAAATATTATTCCTATAAAAATTTTACTCATTTATTTACCTTTTTATACAGCTCGTCTAAATCCTCTTCTAAACCATCAATACGTTGTGCTAATAATGGATAATCTCTCCTCCAAGCTGCTTCCTTTTTTGCCAATTCAATGTCGTATTTTTCTTGTAGGTAATTCATGAACTGTTCAAATTTTTGTTGAACCCATATACCTATCTTTGTTGTGAAAAACCACTTTGCAAATGCTGTTCCAAATGTTGCCGTTACTGCTGACAACATTAGTCTATAAACTATTAACAATTCCACCTCCGTCTTGCTGCTTTACCTCTTTCACCTGTCCATCCTCTACTTCTAGCGCAAAACGATTTACGTCTTTTGGCAGCTTTACTGCCAGGTTTTAGTTTACTTGGTGGTGTGGTAACTGCTGTTTGTAATTTACTACCAGGATTTTGTCGCCTATATTTAGCAACACCTTTCTTAGTAAGTCCAGCTCCTTGCTTGACACTTCTTTTATGTCCGCCTCCGACAGTCATACCTGACATATCTTCTGCAAGGAATGTTTTAAAGTCTTTCATGCCTACCTCTTCTTTCTGTAGATTCATACCTTGACGTGTTGCTTTAAATAGTTTTCTGGCATGTTCATCACTATGATTGGCATGTAGTCCTGCCTTAAATGATTTGTAATCATTACCACTAGCATGATTACGCATCTTTGTTCCACTTATACCTGCAACACCCTCAGCATCTGGGTCTCTGTGTCCTGCTGATAGTATGTTTATCTTTTTATAATTATACTCTTTACCGTTGTATTTATGTGCCAACGACTTGAATTGTTTTACTCTATCACTACCTACAACCATAGTTGCGTGTGAATGTCCTTCTTGATTAAACTTTTTAAGTTGTGCTAAGAAGTGTGGGTGTTCTTTTGTAGAATGTTCAAAGTTTACATCTGGATGAATATGTCTTAGATATTCTTTTTTGTGCTCATGATGTAAAGGGTCTGTTTTACTGTTTTGTGAATGACTAACAATGACAGCATGATTAGCACCTATTTTTTCTGCATGTGACTTAACTTTATCTACGACTTTGCTATGTCCAGCAGTAGGCGGATTCATACGTCCATATGAAAATACTATATGTTTTTCTTGTTCGTCTGCCATTTAATTACCCGCAACAAGTGCAAGAACAGCATTCACAACATTTGCATTTCTTTTGCATTAAAAGCCTCCGTATGCTTGTGCTTCAGATTCGTCCTTATAATAAGCATTCTGTGCTAGACTATGATCTGTCATATCCATTATGCCTTTTATCTCAGGAACGTTCTGTAAAATTATTTGTTCTATGCCATGAGTAAGTGTCATATCTACTGCACTACACCCTTGACAACCCCCACCAAATTCTAATACTGCCATATTATCTTCTGTAATTTTATGTAGTCTTACATTACCACCATGTTGTGCTAACATAGGAGCTACATCATTGAACAGATAATAATTAACTTTCTCTTCTAAAGTAGAATTTTCATCTAATTTAGATACCTTAGAATTAGGTGCCTTTATAGTTAATTGTCCTCCAAAAGTATCCTTGTTATGGTCTACTTTAGCGTCTTCTAAAAATTTTATACTGTTTTTATCTACATACAGATCAAAAGGTTCAAAGTTTATTACCTCTGAATCGCCTTTCTCTGACTCTTTACAATACGTTAGCATTGTTTCTGCATGTGGAGTCCCACCGTTTTCTACAAAAACTTTAATATTAGTCTTAGGACCTTTAGGGTCTTGAATGTCTACTGTTTCCAATAGTCCCTTCAAATACTCTATTGCATTTTCTGTTACTTCTATATTAATATCCATTATCCTTTATTAAAGTTAGCTGCACTAAACTCTTTTCTATCTACAAATTTAGAAGGTCTGCCATTTCGTATGGCAACAAAACCTTCTGGTTTACTAGGAGAGCCTGCTATCTCATGTCCATACTGTGACTTCTGCGACAAAGTATTAGTAATAATATTCTTTGCTGCTTGAAGGTGTTTGTGCATGTTCATAGGCCCTTCAAAGTGTTCTTTGTTCTTATTTATATGATCTAATGTGTTATCCATTGTAGTTTGATGCCTAGCCTTAGCTGCGTCTGTTTTTACTTTATCTACTTTCTTTTGGTGGCTAGCAGTTACATGTTTTACAAATCCTTCATGACTATAAGGTTCTCCTGTTCTTACAGTATGATTGATGTATGTTTTCTTTGCTACTGCGTGTTTTGCCACAGTATCGTGGTGCTCTCTTGGTGTATTTTTGAAGTGTGCCACTGCTTGGTCCAAGTGGTGTTGCACCTTTTGTCTGTCTTCCATAGAGTATCTATGAGTGCTTGTATCGTGATTAGCGTCCATCATATGGACGTCTTTATGTTGTTTAAAGTTTTTCATATCTACTGCACCATGAACAGCCTTTAAATCTGCTATATTTTTGCCTTCATACTTTGTATGAACTGCTAATCCTAGTTTAGAATTAGCTGCTGCTTTACCATGATCTGAATCATGTGGTGCGTGATATGTAATAGTGTTAGGAGTAAATTCTACTCTGTTGCCTTTCTTCTTAACATCTCCTGCGTGCATTATGTCCGCCTGATAGATTCCATCAGGCTCTATTTTATGTGCGTGATCTAATGCTGCACTTAACTTCTGAACAAGTCCAGGAGCATGTCCGTGATTCTTTTGTATATCTTCGTGTGTATGATTTATCTTAGGATTTTTATTGAATGCTGACTTAGATGCTACAAAGAACTTACCATTTTCAGGATGCTTACCAAATACAACGGCAGGACTGCCATCATATTTCATTGTTACCTGTGTATCTTTGCCACCTTTGCCTTGTAGGTTATTATGCACGTCATTTAATGTATGAAATGCGTGTCCAAAACCTTTATGTCCTGAATGGATGACGTGGTCCTCAACATGTTCTAAATGTTTGAGTTTATCTTCCTCGGATTGTTCTGTTAAAAATTCTGTAAACCTCATAAGCAGTATTTATAAGACTTCAATAAATGGAAAGTCTATAACTTGCTTCTTGGTTCCTCGTAATTTTTTAACTTGACCCTCTGTTTTATCTGTATAGAATAACTCATCATCAATATAATGTGTAGTTCTACCTAATGTTAGATTCTCATCGTGTCTAACAGAGCCATGTCTGCCTTTTCTTGTGCAGGTAACCGTGATGCCAGTCGTTTCCCATGTAGGAGAAGTCCCTCTTTCCTCCTGTAGTTTTTCTACTCTTTCATGAAACTCCCAATCGCCATAATGATATCCTGTGAAGGACTCATCATAACCACCAGCAGCCCAATATAGTTCTTTGTTAATTATAAAACAGTTTCTATGCCCTGGAGCAGTAGATAACTTTTGATCTTGATACATATACAGTCTATGTAAATATATCTTTTCAGGATTGAATATCATTTGTTTTAAGAGTGCAATGTCTCCTTCATGTATTCTACAATCCATATCCAAAAAGGCAATAGTATCTGTCTCAGCATATTTTGCTATTAGATTTCTACAACCATGTGAATTGAATCCTAAATTCCTTGTGACTCTAAATAATCTAAAGTCTGCATTCCAATCTTCCATCTTGAATCCTGCCTCTTCAATAACATCTTTGGCAGGTGAATGTTCACTCCCATCATCAACTAATATAATTTCAACATCTTTAGGCCACATTTTCCATATCTCAAATTGTTGTTTGAGTATATGTGGCTCATCAAAGTATGTGAAGCCTACAGTAAATCTATTCTTCGACTTTGATTTTCGTGATGTCTTCTGCTGGGAAGTCAATTGACCCTCCTTGATTAAGTTGGAAATATTCATTATGTGTTAGTTTGTCTTTTTCATATATCTCATAACCTGAGAATATTTCTATTACATTGTCTGTTACTTTGCCTTCTAATATATGTTGTAGTTTTGTAATCATTTCTCCTACTTCAGTATGAGAAGGTAACTCTTTGCAATAGCCTATAATATATTCAGCGCTTCCTTGTGATCTCCACATAGGATATTCTTTTACTTCGCCGAAGTTCTGCCAAATGTTAGTGGTAGCTACCACTTTGATAATTTCTTGCATCATAAAGCTCCAAGTTTTCTTTTACATCTGCTATATCTATATTGTTTTTTGTAGCGATGTCCTGAGCAGTCTTTTTCCAATAGGCTTTGAATTCACCATGTAATGCTTTCTTCTCTGCCTTTAGACAATTTACTATTCTTTGAACTGCATTTGTTTTCATTTTATCTCCATAATTTTAGTTCGTTTTTTAAGATCAGTGCTACTGAAAGAATGATCTCGCTTGTTATAGATTATCTCTATCTTTCTTTTATAGCAAATTTTCTTTGCCGTAAAATCTTTGTCCTTATATTCTTCTCCTATAATCCTAACATTAATAGGCAAGGTTAAAAATATATCATCTAATTCTTTTTCTGTGTTATATACTACAATCTCATCTACAAATCTAACTGCTGCTAGTTGTATTTGTCTTTCTACGACACTTTGTATAGGTTTGTTCTTTTCTTTTCTGTCTTGTGTAGGGTCTACTTGTAGGGCTGCTATTAGATAATCACAATGACGTTTAGCTTCTTCTAACATTACAACATGTCCTGCATGTAGTAAATCAAATGTAGAACAAGTTATACCTATTTTACCTACGTCTTTATAATCTAATTTCATCTTCTACCCATTCATCTATTGTGTCATATATAAAATCTGGCAAGTCACTAGGATTGCCTCCTATCTCTTCGTGTTGTTCTCTAAACCAACCACCTGATTCTTCTTTTTGTTCCATACCATCAAACCATGTATAAACTCCTGCAAATACATAATATTCATCTATATATTGCATAGTTAGTTTTACATCAGGGTCATATGAGGATAGATGTTCTCCTAGTATTTCAAAAAATATGTGAGGCGACATCCAACCAGAAGTTATTTCTACTTCTGTTCCCATATACTTTGTGATGTTTGCAAATCTAGGACCAATGTTCTCATCATAATATGAGTTGTCCATTATTTCTGTTTCAGGAAGAATATGAGAATATTCTAGACCTTTTTCACCGTTGTCTTCTAAATAATTAAATACTTCTACAAAAGCTTTTTCAGCATCTATATTAGCATCTTGTAATATTATTTTACTGTAAACATTGTTTGCCATTCTTTAGTTTCTCACTCTCAACAAATTTAGTTGCCATTTCAATAGAATCAAGTCTCCCTGATTCCAAGTTATCATTAAAAACATAATTAGAAAAGATTATCTCACCTTCTCTTATATAATTAACCGTGTGCATATTATCTCCTGTCTGAGATACTTCTGCGCCTATAAATTCGTCTCCAAAGCAAGTCACCTTATTCAACGGGAGTCCTCGCTCCGCTAAAATTATATCTTCTACTTAATAAGATATCTAATTTTTCTTGTGCTGATGCTATAATCTCTATCTGTGTATCCATTGCTTGAACTACGTCTGGGTGTTCGCCTATTCCAGCTGGATTTTCTATGTAAACTCTTATGTTGGCTACCGCTGTAGCTATGTCGCCCCTATATTTGGCCTCCAGGGCTTCTAGTAATTCTTTACCTAATGGATTGGTCATTGTGTTCCTGTGTTTGTTCTTTTATTTATATGTATATAAAAATAAACCAAGGGATATGGTTCTTATGATAGCAATATCCCTTGGTTGACTAGCAGTTTAGCTAAAAGATACACCAGCTGCAAAAGCTGCTGAGATCATTGCTCTGCTAGGAGTTCCTAACCTGTAGGTAGCATTACCTTGTTGGTTAGTGTTTGTGTAAATAGGATATCCTTTACCTCTAAGAACATTAATCTTAGCAGGAAGTCTATTTACTTTAAGCTTGTGTGTTGCCACAGCATTGCTTAATGAAGCACCGGTATTCAAAAAGTTAAGAACTTTTTGTTCCTGAGTTACTCTAGTTGTTGCCATCTTGGCCTCCCATTTCATTGGTTGAATTCACACTCTCGTTGACAACGGTTGTTGAAGAAACCGTAGGGTTTCCTAAATTAACCGTTCTCGTTACACGAGGTGCATTACGATATACGACCTTCTGTAGCGCATCTTTTACTTCAAAATTCGAGGCAATTTCCTCGTTGTTTTGTAGTAAGTAATTACACGCATCCTTCTTGGTCATAGCTTCCGGCAGTTCTGCAAACCAAGTGTTTGTATTAGAATTTGCCGTAAGTTTTTTTATGCGCGAGACCATATCATTACCGAATCTAGCCTTAGTCTGGCCTGACTCTGTTACTGAATAGCCTGCATATTTGAATAGTTGCTCTGACATAACATCTCCATTTCTATATTTACTATCACATTATAGACTCTTGTAAACCAAGAGTCAACACTCAATAGGACCAAAAGCGCAATTAACTTGCTAATCTTTCTAGAACTCTCTGCTTGCCATAAGCCAAGCCTTTTTTGTAGCAATAAAAGCCATAATCAACATAGCCTTCATACTCACATTCTTCAGCTTGAACGTCCCAAGCAAGAGCCTGTTTGAAGTCTTTAGCCCCCATATTCACTAAATCTGCAAAGTGCTTATGAAGAGCCTTGTAGTTCTCGGCTTCAAGAGCTTGCTGCTGTTTGTATTCTTCTTCAGCAATCTCACAAAGTCTGTCTAACTCAGCCTTGAGCTCAACTACAGAATAGTTGTCGTAAGAACCACGTGGCCTAAAGCCATATGCGTCCTTGTGGACATCAGAGATATAAGTTAGTAACTGTTCTCTCTCTGTTAGTTGTTCCCATGTTTTCATATTTTCTTTACCTTTTTACTAAATATACCGTTATTATGCACTCTGGTGAACCAATTGTCAACCCTTTTTTTGAAATCTTTTTGTGTTTAATAACAGTAAGTTAGGTGTCTAAAGCCAGTTCTTCCTCGGTTTTCCACACTAATTTTACCCCTCTACGGGTCAATTCATTGATAAATTTGTTTCTGTGTTTAGGTTTACCCTTGTTTATAGCTTCGATTATCTCGTCTGTAGGTGTCTGTTTAAGGTAGTAATGTTTCATTCTCCAACGTTTGGTTGGGCGTCCATCAGCTCCTTTTATAGACTCTTTGTGGCTTGGTTTGAATTTTGCCGGCATCACTTGTCTCCATTTTTTATTTTTGTTATCTCCTGTTGGTTGGCCTCAATATTAGCGTCTTGTATTGCGTCTATTATTCTTTGTGCTTTTTCTTGATCTGTGTCCCTATGTAGTTCAGGGTCAACAATCTTCTCTAGTTTCAAATACTCTATTCTAGTATTAGGGACATATCTCCAGGTGTAACCATCTTTTCCATATACTCCAAATACTGTTTCTGAATATCCTATCTTAACTATTAGTGCTGGACAACCATCTAATAATACTTTGTCTCCTTCTTTAAAGGCAGGATTTATTCTGAATTTCATACCCTTTATGAAAGAACCAGCCCAGTCTTTCAAACCTAGACCTAACATCAAGGTAAGTAAAAACCCTATGAACTCAACATAGTATGTGCTTAATTCTATTGTAGGCATGTTAATCTTTCTTAAAGTCTGTTGATGTGCTGTTTACATATAGTCCGAACCAAGCAGCTCCAGCCCCTACAATAACAGAAACAAGTCCTGCTTGTTGTGAATTAGGGTCTGGTAAAGCCATGAACCACATTGTTACTTCAAATAACAAGTAGATATACATGGATATAAAAGCACGTGGAAATAATCTCCATCTGCTAAAATACTCAGGTGCTACCCAAATCCAACCTCTTTCATCTGGTGCTTGCCACCAAGGTTTACCAGAAGGTTTTTCTTCGTCTGGGTCTGGTATTTGTGCTTTGAGTTCTTCGTATTCATCTAAACTGATTTCAACAAAATTTTCTCTTTTACCTTCAGCCATTAAATAACTCCGTATAATTAGTAGAACTTTGTTTCACTTTCAATAGGTGACTAACAAGTTCATTACTATTTATACGAGTCTTTAACTTGGCAAACGGAATATAGCCCATGCGCAATGCAGGATCATCCATTTCAGGCAAATTTAATCTATCTTTTACCTGTTTATGAACCTTTTGTGCTTTATTCCAAAACGTTACAGGTGGACTAGAAATCTCTTTACCTAGCCAACAGAAAAAATTTGTTCTACATATTTCCTGAGGATGATATTGTTCTTCTTTAATATCTACATCATTAGAAAATACTATCTCGGCAAAATGTTTGCCTACATGAGGATAACCTATATACAAATAACCATATTGTCTTGTTAATGTAAACTGATCAAAGTCTTCTTCAAGCAATCCAATATAATCTGCTGTAGGTTCAAAACCCCATCGAGGAGGATAATTATTATCTATCAATTCATAATAATGAATAAGATGATTTAGTCTTTGTAAGTCCTCATCGTCCTCATGATCTGCGAAATATTCATGTAGATCATTCAAGTCCATAGTAGGAGCACCTTTCATGTATGCTATCTTTTCTATTTCGTCTTTAATTTGTGTTTTTGTTTCTCCCATATAGAAGAATTGTTTTGTGTCTTCTCTATCTTTTAGAAACTTAGAATATCTTTTCGCGATTGGTGTGTCCAATACTTCCCATTCGATATCATTAAAATTTAATGTCTCCATATTTGTCTTCCTGTTTTCCTCTATCAAATACCGGAACGTCTATGTTGGCGTCTGTAAGTGCTGTCTGTGCAGACTGTTCTAAATCAAACAGTTTCATTTTAGCTCTATCAACACCAATCATAAATCTTTTGTTTCTTGTAGGGTCAGCATATCTATTCTTTAATTGTTTAATCATAAACTGTCCCATGTTTTCTAGTTCTTCTGTGCTAATAATAGCAAACATCAAGTCTGCTGTAGCAGGCAAACCAAAACTTTCTGAGGTGTCTGTCAAATCTACATCACTAGAATTATAACCACCTCTTGTTGTTTGTGTAGCACTAAATATAGGAACATCTTGTTCTACTGCTAAGCCCCTAAGCTCTTCTGCAATACTCTTAATAATTGTATAGGAGTTAGCACTACTACCTGGCCTAAATCTAGAACTTGTGCATATATTCAAATAGTCTACAAAAATTATATCAGGAAAGAAATTCCTTTTTAGTTTCAATTCATTTATCAAAGCCTTAAAGTGTCCTGAATGTGCAGATGCTGTAGGATATTCCTTAACAATTAATCTGCCTTCATACTTATCTTTCAACTTTTGTATTCTGTCTTCATACATAGGTTTAGATAAATCCTTGAGTTCCATTATAGGCAAGTTCATAAGATTAGCATCAATACGTTCTGCTATTCTTTCTTCTGCCATTTCAAGAGTAATGTATAATACATTTTTGCCTGCTGCAATATTAGCAGACGCCATATGACACATAAACAAGGATTTACCTACACCCGTGCCCGCCAGAGCTATATTTAATGTCTTGTTAGATAATCCACCTTCTGTAATCTTGTTAAACATTTCAAGATCAAAAGGAACTTTTTCTTCTAGTCTGTTGTAAAAATCAAAACGTTTATCGGCATCTTCAATAAAATCATGTCCTACATTAGTATCAAATCCTACTTGTAATGCCTGAGATAATATCTCGGGCAAAGCATCTGTAGACATGTCTTTCTTTTTGCCATCTATTATCTGGATACTTTCCATAACACCCAAATACAAAGCCTTATCTTTACAGAACTTTTCTGTTTCATCTACTAACCAGGCTTTATCTACTTCATCACCATTTAATGTATTAACAACCTCCATACATTTAGCATGAGTGTCTTCGTTCAAACTCTTATCTTCATTCAATGCTAATACGATTGCCTGTTTACTAGGCGGATTGTTATACTTTTCTACAAAGTCATGAATAATTTTAAATACTTTATTGTCTTCAAATGCCATAAAGTATTCAGGCTTTAGAAAAGGAATGACTTTTCTTACAAAGTCATCATCCTTAATTAAATTTTCTAATATTACTTGTTCAATTCGGTTCTTCATCTGGGATAAACTTTCCATCACCATTAAATTTTACATAATCAGTATATACTTCTCGAACGCAAGGGATACAGATATAAACTTCTTGTTCATCACTATGGAAACAATATGCTTTATCTTTCTTTAGATTAAGTTTGTCTCCACACCTATCACACTTTATCGTATTCTTTCTCAATATCTTCGTCCGATACTTCTGCTGCCATCATATCTACAGCGCCTATAGTATATCTATTTCTAATCCAATCAGAAAATGTTTTGTCTTGTAATATAGGCAACCAGAAGTCTTTACCTAAGTCTTTAGATCTTACCTTAGGCTCTACTGCTTCACCTGTATCTGAATCTATTCTCTGATACCAACCATTACTAGGTTTTATAACATGTCCAGATTCAATAGCCATATCTAGTAAGCCAGACCATTTACTAATACCTGCCTCCCAAGATACTTCTACAGGAATCTTAGACTTCTCTCTAACAAACCTAGACTTCTCAACATTAATTACAAATTCATAACCTGTAACTTCTGTTCCTGTCTTTTGTTGCCTTCTACCTATAATGTAGATATTGTCTGCTGAATAATAAATGCCTGTGCCACCACTAACAACATCTTTAGGAAACAATCCTATTTCTTTATATGTGTGGTTCACTACAATAGCAGGAATATCTTTAATTGTTAGATGAGGTGTAATCATTCTAAACAAGGACTTCATTTGTTTAGCTCTTGTCATGTCTGCTACACTCTTACCATCTAAAGCATCTTCTACTTCTTTCTTAGATGCCAAGTTACCTACAGAGTCTACAATAATCATTACATGATCTCCTCTCTCCAGATTATTCAACTGCTGCATACTATCATGTTTCAGTTGTTCAATATCTGTAATAGGACTATGTATTACTCTATTTGTATCTATTTCAAATGTTTCAAAGTATTGTTGTGGAGCACCAAACTCACTATCATAAAATAGGATAACTCCATCTTCATACTTATCTAAATATGCCTTTGCCAATAACATAGCAAAAGCAGTCTTAAAATGTTTACTAGGACCTGCAAATACTGTAAGTCCAGGAGTCAAACCTCCATCAAGTTTACCACTCAATGCAACATTAACTGCTGGAACAGAAGTCTGTATCAAGTCCTTATCATTTAGGAATTTAGAATCTGCAATTACATCAGACTCTTTTATTGTAGAATTTTTCTTTATTCTATCTATCAAACTACTCATCATCTCTCCTAGTTTTGTTAGCCTCTAAGGCCGTTTTCATAATATTGTTCTCATTATACACGAGGCCAGAAGCATGAGTCAAATCTTTTGGTAGACAAGTTCCACCAAAACCAAACTCTCCATCTGGACCAGGCACTTCCCAATGTGTGCCCATTGTTTTATCATTCATCATAAAGTTTTTAACATCTTGATAATCTAAACCATAAACATCACATACGCCATGAATGTCATTTGCTAATCCTACATTAACTGCTAGTGCAGCATTTCTAAATAATTTTATTGTAGCTGCTGTTGCTGGTTCTGTAAGAAAAACTTTCTTACCTTTTAAATTACAATCCATAATGAAAGATATAAAGTCATCACAATTAACACATCCTATAAGCAGAGGTATGTCTGGGTCTACAACGTCTACTTTCCAATGTTGTTCTCTAAGAAACTCTGGCATAATTATTGCTCCGTTTCGAGAATAATCAAGTGCTTGATCAGGACCTATTGTGCTTCTTATTACAGGTGTTACTATATTAGCACATGACCTTTCACTTAATCCTTTTAACACTTTATCTATAATAGATGTGTCTAATTTATCACCCTTTAGGTTAGTTGGAACACAAATAAAGGCATATTCAATACCATTCCAATCTTCTATCTCATGACCTTGATCAGGGTCATGGATTTGTATTTCTGTTCCAGGATAAAAATAATCTAAAAGATATTCTGTAGCCTTGCCTACGAATCCGTATCCGATGATTGCAACTTGTTTATCTCTTGCCATTGTTCCTCTATTTTTGATTGTTGATCTATTATTCTTTTTTCTAAAAATTTTATTTTATGCCCCTGCAATTCTGGATTCAAGGACTTTGATTGCCTCTTCTTTCTTCTTTGTCCAGTTCTTTTCATTGCGTTCCTTGCCGTTTAGGACTTTAGTTGTGAAGTTAGTTTTCTGTAAACGTTCTAATGCACGCTCACGCCTTGCCTTTCTGCCTCCTGTGGCAGAGTATTTTCTCATTTTCATTAGCTACCCTCTGTTAATGTATCTAATTCGTTAATGTCATGTTCTCCAATAATTTCTACTAAGAACATTCCTTCTTTAGTTTTAGTTACTTCATAACCTAATGAGTAACCTTTCTCTTCTAACTTTTCAGTCTTTTTCAAAAACTCGTCAAAGTCTTTTTCATTCAGTTCTGCTTTCATCACTTTCTCCATATTACTGCAATACCCTTACCTTTTTCAACTATGTGTTCTAGTTCCTTAGGCCAAGGTAATGAATTATAAAATTCATCTACTGCCTGCATAGTTCCTTCGTGTTCCATATCATAATCATCTACTACAATACATTCCACATTTATATAATGTTCTAATACTTTGTTTACACTTTCATAGTCATGTAAGCCATCATAAAATAACACATCATATTCTCTAAACCCTTTATAATCAGGTGTCCATCTTGTCTTTTCCCATGTAATATTATCCCATCCAGATATATTACTTTTAAATTTTTCTAAATGTTCTTCTTCTGTTATTTGTAAATGTTCCATTCCAGGCCATGCTTTCTTTATACCTTCAAAAGCATCTATTGTATGTATTTCCCAATCCTTGTTTGCCTTTTTAAATTCTTGTGCCCATGTAGTTGTAGACTTTCCTAAATAAGGACCTATCTCTAATAGTTTACCTGTATCAGGCAATCTTTTTACAATATCATTAAATGGCCAATCATGAGGCCAGAAACTAGGTATGTTTCTTATTTGGTTTTCCATCAATCTAATATACATTACGCATCTATTTCTACTTCTGTGTCATCACCTGTAGTTCCATCATAACCTTTGAAACGATAATAAACAGTTATTTCTTCTCCTGCTTTTACAGGTTTGATAGTATGTAATATTCTATCTCCTTTATTTGTAGCAATATAACTGTTAGGGTCATCACTATGATTAATAAATCCTCCTAAAGGTGTTCTTACCCATTCTAGTCTATCCTTATCGTGAACTAGAACATGAGTCTCTCCTAATACTGTTCCTGCCTGTAAATTTTGTAAGGCATGTAATCCTAATCCATCTATTTTAGATGTTGTAATCGTTACCTCTTTAGGTAACGGTCTATATGTTTTTTCTCCAAATGTTCTCATCATGCAAATAAATCCTCGAGTGTTGCCTGTGGTTCTGTATGCCAACCTATAGGCTTTAGTATATTATCAAGAGGGTCTAAGAATGCCTTTTGGAATATTAGTTCATAGTCCACATACTTTTCTAATCCAAACTCATTAGGAAGTTTTGCCACAAAAGCAATAGTATTTTCTTTCAGAGGATTAGGTTCTTTCAAATATAAAAACTTAATCTTATCTCCTTCTTGTATCTGTTCATATTTTAAGTTCAAGTTCAATTTACTCACATAATAATTGTAAAGTAAACCACCTCGAACATGTATAGGTGTGCCTTTACTATAGATGTCTGCTGTAGAATGATACTTTGCCATATTGTTACAACCTCTAGGAAATGCTATATCCTCAGCAGTCATAGTATGGAAGTCTTGTTTCGTATTCTCTATAAAACTATGTAATTCTTCTTGTGTGCTTGTAAGTATTAGCCTAACTGCCTCCCTTAGAGACTCTCTAATAGGGCCAGGAGTGCTACTTCTTACTATTTCTAGTCCCATTACCTTTAGTTTTGCCTTTTGTAGACGTAATCCTTCATCATCTAAAACGTTCAAGGCATAACGTTTCTTAGCAACAAATATACCTTTATCTGCAATTACCTCACGTTTAAAGAATATTTTATTCTCGAAAGCATTTGTGTAATTAGCAAGTTTAGTCATTGCCTGATCTATAGCAGGTTCTATTTTATCTGTTCCTATCTTATCTAATAGTTCAACTGTTTTATCTACACCTTTATCAGGGAAGAAGTTTTCTACTAGATTTTTACAGGTTACATAACAAGAGTCAGTATCACTATAAAAAGAATACATTTCATCTTCTGTGCCACATACTTTGTTCATGTAATTATCTAACGCCTTAGCAGTATCTCGAATAACAAGTTGTCCTGTCATTGTAATACCTTCTGCAATATCGTCATCATAGAATCTAAAGTATTGATTAGCGAGGGCACCATATAAGCTGTTTAGTTGAATCTTTCTAGCCATCTGGAAGTTGTTGTATTTACTAACCTCATTCTGATATGCCTTAGCACCTGTCTCCTGATATTTCTTCTGTGCCTCCTGCATTAGTTTTTTGTATTTTAATCTATCATTAAAGAACTTCTGGACAATCTCAGGAAACAATCCTTGTTTCTCTCTTGTATAGCATGTGCCATTAGATGCCATAGCATAGTTCTTTTCTTTCAGTTTGTCTAACTTGTATCTATCTAACAAGTCATCAACCTTAACATCATACTTGAATCCAGGGACAATAGTTTCTGGACTCATATTATACTGCATAAGTATAGAAGGATACAGACTTGTAGCGTCAAAGCTACATACCCAATCATAACCGCCTGGTTTAGGCTCTTGGACATAGGCTCCTTCGATCTGTCTATCTTTCTTTCCACTTTTCTGATGGATAACAATGTTCTTCTCCCATAAGTGATTGTAAAGTAAACTATCCCATGTTCTAACTGCTGAGAAGACGTCATTGTAGTTACATTTAGCGTCATATGCCATTGTCAATGCTAGTTCAATAAGTTTCATTTTATCTTCTAGTTCATCAACAATAACTGTATCAATAATATTATATTCTACAAATCTATTCCAGTCACCCTCATAGAACTCCTTAAATGTATCAAACCCAGACTCTAATTTGTTCTTGCCTAGTTCTGTTTCAGCAATAAAGTCTAGTTTATAAGATTCACGAGTCACATAAGTAAACTTCTTGTATAAGTCGAGATAGTCTAGTTGTGCAACACCTGTAATCTCAAAAGCAGTCATCTCCCTTCCTGCTGCAAACCTAACTTTTCGTTTGTTTACAAGCTCGAAGGGAGAAAACTTCTTATGCTCCCCTTCCCCCAATATTCTTTCTGTTCTTGCAAGTAAATAAGGAATATCAAATAAGGCAGAGTTCCAGCCTGTAATAACATCTGGACAATTATCCTGCCACCATTCTAAGAATGTTTTTAGTAATGTATATTCATCTTTACAGTTGATATAATCTATATCATATCCTTTTACATTGTCTGTAGGTGTGAACTCTCCAACTCCGAAGGTTGTTATTTTCTTGGTGTTGTTATCTTGCATGGTAATAACTAACATCTTCTCGGTTGGAGAGTCCACGTTCGGAAATCCACTTTCCGAAGTTGTTTCTATATCAATAGAAAAAACCTTAATATTTTTAGCGTCCCATTCTACTATGCCAGGATATTTTTCTGTAATATACTGATAGCCATAATAGTCTTGTCCGTATATAGGAAAGTTGGATATATCTTTGTATCTGTCATAGAAGGCGGTTGCCTCCTTGTTGGATTCAAACTGAATAGGCGAAACATTTTCACCATATATTGATTTGTATTTGCTTGGCTTATCTGACTTTACGAATAATGTTGGACGGAAATCATGTTTACCTATAAACCTTCTTCCATCCTTAACACCTCGGACAAGTATCTTGTCCCCATAATGTCGAGCATAAGTATAGAAATTCATAACAACACCTTATTAATAATATAGACATTATAGGCTCTTACGAACCTACAGTCAATTAGATTTCTTTTACTCTGGTCCTATTGCGCAAGTGTCCTTCTGCTATTTCCTGTTTACTTGCACCGTGATAAGAGACGGCATGGTGTTTCAATATCATTAGTTCATTGATATTAGTTCTATCATCTAAACTAAGAAATTCACCAAGTATCCTACCGTATTTTCCTTTTTTATCGAGCCTTGTTTTGAGTATAGCTCCATCTTTGATTTGTTCCGTAAGGAATTTCTTTGCCATGAGTCCATATCGTTTTTCATCGAGGTCACGGGTTCGACTTTCGGGAGTATCAATCCCATGCAGTCGTATTCTTTGCTTCTTGAGCCAGACACCGAAACCGAGGTCAATGTCCACATCTACTGTATCTCCATCTATGATTTTGACAACGTTAATTCTGTATTCATACATATTACTTCTTCTGTTCGTTTAATACTTGTTTATTTATAATCGACTTTTCTTTCTGTGTCGGCATAACAAGTCCAGCTCCGAACTTCTGGTTATATGCTGATAGTATTTCCTCTGCAGGGTCATAGACTGATACAATATGCGCTGGAAAAATAGGAACCTTGTGCCCTTTGGCAAAAGGAGCGTAAGGAGCAAGTCCCACACCAAATTCATTATCACTTCCAGGCTTAGGCATCATCATGATTAGTGCAGGTTTATCAATAGTTAGAAATGCTTTTCCATCTACTTCTGTATCGCCTACTTCTCCAATTAAGTCTTCACCCGTTGTGAGTTTGATTATTTGAATGTTTTTAGACATGCTCCTTCTCCTGTAATTATTTAATTTTTATATCGACAGGTTTCTTTTCCTCTGGTATTTCATGAACCAGTGAAATAGTTAAAACTCCATCTTCAAGTTTAGAACCTGATACTTTAACTTCATCTGCTAAAGCCCATGTTCTTGTGAAATTGCGTTCTGCAATTCCTTTGTGCAAGAATTCATCTTCTGATTTTTCTTGCTCACCTTTGACGACAAGGTTGCCGTCTTCCACAACAACACTTAATTCAGACTTTTTAAAGCCTGCAAGAGCTAGTGTGATTTCATAATTTTCATCATCTAGTTTCTTGATGTTGTAAGGTGGGAAAGAGTTAGATTGTCCGCCTTCAATACTATGAAGTCTATTGACAGCGTCAAATACTCTGTCAAATCCTATTAATCTACTTTCTACTTGTGGGAATGCTGAAACGAAATTGTTCCAATTAGTCGTGCTTAATCTTACCATGTTAGTTTCCTCCTATTAGTTAGCAAGGTTAATATAAAATGATACCCTTCCGGCGTATCAGTAAGATGAGTAGAGGTTTCGGTTTCAATAATGAATATATCAGTTTTCTGCCTCATACCCAAATACCTCTCTAAAACTTCCCAGGTTGCGTAGTAAAATTCCTTTGGAACACATAGTATGGCTAAAAGCCTCCTATACATCTCCAAACATTTACTACCTAAACAAAATGGATTTAAAACCCATCTAGGTCGTTTTGTCAACGAGGTAATACTATTTATAAAATTAATCACTTTGATCTGTGTCTTCTGGTGTTTTATATGCCCATCTTTGATGTTGTCTAAACCAACAGTTAGCAACATACTTTCTACCTTTAATTAATGGCATAGCACCGTGTAGTGAAAACGGATGTGGTTCTTGTAATCCTAAGAATGTAGTAGTAAAAAATACACATCTTCCTTTTCTTGCTTGCACTTCATATCCTCTACCACCATTTATACTAGGAAAAGATGTTGCTCCTCCTTCTGTAGGTGTATTTAAATATAATAATGCAGTTGCTACTCTTTGTCCGCCGTTTTCATTAAGTTGATATGAATCTAAAGGAAATGCATCTTGATGAGGTGCATATTCTTGTCCTAAATCATAGCTGACTATTTGTAATTGTTCTGACTGTTCAGGTCTCACATTTAATATTGAAGCTGCTCTTTGTAAAAATTCGTGAGCTGTAACATTGTTATAATCTATCCAACCTGTCTTACTTGTTCGTCTATAATCATATGTAGGATTATCTGGGTCATCTCCTACTGAGGATTTCTTAAAAAAGTCTGGTTCTTGTGCAGCTTCTAATAATAAATCACATTTTTCTGCTGGAAAGAAATCGTCTGCTACTAATATTGTAGGATTATATGGATGAAGTAGCTTGTATTGTTGTGCTTGTGTCATTATAAAATTCTTTCAATTCAGGAAAAGTTTCTAAAAAATTTGTGCCTCTTCTCCTATCTTTTTCATTGGCAAATTTAACAAAGTCTTTTCTATTTCTCTCTAATTCTTCGCCTTTCATAAGGTTTGCCTTTGTCCATGCTATTGTTCTTTTAAATTTAGATATTTCGTAATCTTCAAATAGATGCGAATACGTTAGCATAGACTTATATGCCTTATCCAACATATTTATTAACTTTTTATCAGCAATTCTTGTAGTTAGGTGTAATGGCTCTACCATTTGAGGAACATCAACTGTAAGCAGTCCAGGATATTGTTGTTTTAGTTCTGCCATTTTAAATACCCACTCTTCAAAGTTAGGAATAGATAAAAGATTAAAGGTGCACATAATACCTACTTTTATACCGTTACCTAATACTCTGTGTAGGTTATGTTCAAATTGTTCTATTTTTAGTCCTGTTCTAATCCATTCTGCTTGTTCTCCCCAAGTATCTACGCTTACATAACATTTCTGTCCTGGTAAGCCTTTCACTAAATTTATATAATTAGATACTCGCCTATCTGTAACCATTAAATTTGTGCTTATTTCAAATGATAGTTCTTTAGGATTATCCTTAACATATTGTAATAACTTAAATGTATTTTCATCTAATAAAGGTTCACCACCTGTAAGTCTAATTGTTTGTAAGTGAGGATAAGCATCTGGTAACCATTTCCAAAATTTATCTACATAAGGATTATCTTCTACTTTCATTATATCATTTCTAGGCATATACTTGTCATAATTATCTTTTACATTTAGAGGATAAGGTCCATGTTCATCTATTTCTTTTTTCCATGTAGAACTTTTTCCTGCACCACAATATATACAGGACATTTGACATCTATTTGTAAAACTGACTGTTAGATATTTAGGATATATTTGTTCATCAGGTTCGTAAGCTGCTGTCTTGGCGATAATGTTAGGGTCTTCTTTTATGAACTGAACGGCAAGATATTGCCTATCAGAATAGTTGCCTGTTTTCTCGATATCGTAGCAATAATTGTCCTCGGCTGGTTTTAGTCCATCCAGCATTTGTTGCCTTACTTCTTTTGTTGTAGGTGTATTGTGTAAATCTGATTTTAAAGGTATTTTGTGTTGTGGACAATGATAACAAGAATGTTTCAGTCCCTCTGCAAGTGATAACTCAAGATAGTGCCATTTTAAGATACAGAATCCTGGACCAATTGCGTCCAAGTCTGTTTTTATCTTGTTGAGCCAGTATTCCTGGTTATTTGACTTTCTTCCCAATGTTATATTTAGGGATTAGCTCCCACTCACCCTTCTCCTTAAATGATATTATTTTTATCTGACTTAAAGGAGCATAATCATCAACATCTTTAGAAATGATGTCTACTAATCCCCAATCGGATAGTAGTTTTGCTATTGTATTTCTTCGTTGTAAATCATTGTCTTGGAAGTCAGCTTCCTTGCCGTCTAATGCAAATAGTTCTTTAAAATGTGTAATAAAGTATCTACCTTTTTTGTGCAGTATATGACAAGACTGATAAAGAACCTTTTCCTTCTTAGAAGCAACACCTATTCGTGATAGAGTCTCCCTCACTTTTAGGAAATCTTCTGGGTCCTTTAATGAAACTTCTAAGGGTGAATAACCTGGATAGTCTATATTAAAGTAATTGTCTTGATCAACCATTCTCAATTCTCTGTTTCTTGTAAATTATTATGTCTATAATAACTTATTTATGTTTTTGGACCTTTTGGCCCCCTTGAGACATGGCTAAATGTAGTTTGATTCTATCAATTTGATCTTCATTTAAAAGTTTTAGTGCTTCTTTTGCCTTCATAAAGGAATAACCGAAGAACTTTTGTATAGCTTCAATGTTAGATTCTTCTGCTTTTATCCATTTATTATATCTCTTTGCCTTTCTAACAGTTGCCATTAGAAAGTCATACTGCATTTTGTTGTCTAAGTGATGCCTGCTATTCATTTCATTACCTGCAATAACTGTATCAGGACCAAAGCCCATTGCACGATTTACAATGAATGGATTATATTCTTTTTCTGTTCTTTCATCTACAATTAAGTTTTCTTTAGAATAGTTTATGCTATTTACGAAGTCAAAAGGAGATATCTTCTTGAGTTTGTCTTCAAACTCTTTCTCATCTACCTCTACGATAGGTTCTCCAAATCCTTCTAATATACTATCACTCATATTCTCTTCCTGTTGTAATACATTACAACACCATATAAACTAATTATAAACCAAAACACTTCTATTACAATACTAGCAAGATTAGGAGTATATATCAAACTAACTGTAACCAAAATAGCTACAATCAAATTATTGAAACTATACCAAAACCCTTTAGGGTCAATTCTATCTAATTGTAATAGAGCATATGTAATTATAAGCAATGCAACTCCTGTTAGTCCTATTATATCTGGAAACGTCATCACCAATGCCTCAATATACCTGCTACAATGAAAAAACAGGTTACAAAATTTACTAAAACAACGATGGACCTCATAATTGCCACCATGTCTGCATCCTTGGTGTTATCACTTGCTTTGTCGCCTAGGGATAAACACCATAATCTCCATAATTTACTTAAAGTCAATGTATTGTCCTTCTTTCATGATTTTGAAGCCTTTCATCAGAAGTTCTGTAATTGTTATTTCTCTAATTTCTGCTTCTTTCTTGATTTCTTCTTTTTCTTGAGCAGAAACCCTAAGAGTCAGAACAGCGTCTTTTTTGGCCATTACTTAAATTCCACATTTGCCATTATTTCAGTCAAACAGGCTGTCAAGTTAATTTCCTGATCTGCAACGAAAGCTGCTTTATACTGATAATCTGCAATTAACAAGACCAAGTGTGGAATACCCTTAACTTCAGGCAGTAATATATCATATATCTGCCTAAATACATGTTGTGGGTCTGTGTCTATATTGTTGGCAATCCATTGCCTCATCTTCTTCCAATCCTTCTCTCTGAGGCTCTCTACTAGGGCCTTAGCATTGATTTCTTGGAAGTTACTTAATATACCCTCATCTATAGAACCTCCCACAGAGTATCTCTGTAGCTCATTTATAACCCTACGATAGTCTGGAAAATACTTGTTTAAAAGCTCCGCCAGAACCCTCTGATTGTAGTCTACACCCTCATTATTCAGTATGTATTCCATACGTTTAAGGAACTTAGACGCTAATACAGGCTTGTCTGAGGGGGCTAACTTAAAGTCTATAACAGTAGTCCTGCTATGTAGGGGCTCTATAAGCCTATTAGAGTAGTTACATGTAAATATAAACCTACAGTTCTCAGAGAACGTTTCTATGAACGCTCTAAGGGCTGGCTGAACACTATCTCTGTTCATATAGTCAGCCTCATCTAATATAACTACCTTTGTTTTACCCTCAAAAGATACAGCAGATGCAAACTGCTTTATCTTTGTTCTGAGAGTATCTATCTGTCTGCCTTCATCACTACCATTAATAACAATGTAGTCACAACCTAGTTCATTACATAAAGCACGAGCTATTGTTGTTTTACCTGTTCCTGCAGAACCAGATAATAGCAAGTTAGGAACTTCTCCCTTTGCTATAAATTGTTGGAATTGTTCTTTTACCTGTTCAGGCAAAATACAATCTTGTATGTGCATGGGTCTATATTTTTCAACCCATAAAAATTGTCCTGTTTCCATAATTCACCATATCATAATTTAGTCAGAAACTTTTTTGCTCTTTTTTTCGGACGGTTTTTTGACCGTAGAAAAAGGTCTACGAAAAAGTCTCCTTAACATCTGTCGTATCTGAAAAGTCCAAATTTATCTCTTTACCTTTAGTAAAGTTCAAACCTTTCACAGCTTCTAGGACATTCTCAGGTTTAGAAACTTCATAAGGGTCACCCTCAAAATTATCTCCAAATCCTTCTTCAACACCTGACCAGACAAGCATGCCATCGTCATATACTGCTGCATATCTCCAAGATCTCATACCAAACCCTAGGTTATCTTTCCTAACGTCCATACCCATTTTAATTGTAAATTCTCCACTACCATCTGGTAATACTTTTACATTGGCAAGCTCTTGGTCCATTGCCCATTTACTGCATACGAAAGTATCATTTACTGTCACACAATAAATATCATCTATACCTGCATCTCGAAATAGAAAATAGTTTTCCTCAAAACCAGGTAGTTGTTGACTAGAACATGTAGGAGTAAAAGCACCAGGCAATCCAAAGATTACAATCTTTTTACCTTCTGCCAACTCTGATATGTCTATATCAACCCATCTTGCAATACCATCAGTTGCCTTTACATGTTTCTTAAATTTAACTGCTGGTAAACTTGTTGCTAACTCACTCATCGATGTCATCCTCCGTTCCAAATACATCTAGCTCTCCCTTCATTACTTTTCTAACTAATGAGATAGCTGGGTTAGGTCTTGTGAAAATGTATTCTACAGTTTCACCACTTCTGTTGAATTCTACAATCCAACCATTGGTTGCCTCTCTAAGAGTAACCTCTAATTTATCTTCGTCCATAACGTCTCCTTATATAGTGGAAGAACGCTCAAGCGCCAACCAATATTTCAATTCACTTTTGCTACTTTCCAAGAACATAAACTTCTTCTGAGAAAGTGTTACTGTATAACTAGCAGGAATAACTTTAAAATTCTCCACTGCAAGTCTGGCATCAAATTCCTTATCAGTAGTTCCTATAACTTGTCTAAAACTATTAGACTTAGGTGTGCTAGGGTCTCCTACTGTAACAATTACTTCTCCACCTTGTCCTACAATACTTAACATAGGAGCTGCTGTAATAGCTGCTGCCTTCATGATCATATCAATATCATCTTTTGTTAAGTCGAACTGGAAGAAGTTATCTACTTCAATACTTTTATCAGGAGCAGTAACAATAATGTTAGGGTCTGCATAAAAATATTCAAAAACAGAATTACCTTTACTAACTTTTAGACTTTCATCTTCAAAGCTAATATCAGCATCTTCAGTTAATGTAAGAAGAGATAGCAAACTATTTAGATCATAGATTGCAAATTCTTTTGGAAATGTTTCCTTCAATTCTGCCTTAGCAAAAATATTTTTGCCTGTGCTAATTGTGGAAAGTGTGTTGCCTTCTCGAACGAGAATGTTTGTGTTAATACCTGCAAAGTTTTTTAGGACTTCAATAGTATCATTACTAATTTTCATAATATAATATCTCCAAATTTATTATCCTATTATTATAGGATCTTTCATAGTATAAATCAATAGTGTAGCATACCAATTGCTACGTTTTGGTTAGGGAAGTGCGTTTCCTTCTGCAACAAGATTAGTAACTGTTCCATCTTCTTCAGCATCTATTTTAACTGTAATGTTTCTAGATGCTAAGTCTGAATTAATGCCAGCTTTAACTGTAGCTGCATATCTACCATCGGCATCATCTGCTGCTCTCCAAGCATCATAAGTTGCTCTGTCTGCACATTCACTTGAAGCCTTCAATGTTAGTTCATCTTCTGACAATTCAAATGAAGGAGAAATACTACGGTCTTGGTATTCTTGTCTTAACCAATCGTAGTAATCACTGTCATGATCTGCTGCCTTAGGAAAGTCAACTCCTGTGTTAGGTCTTTTGTATGTTACTGTTACTTTATAGGCCATGTTTACCTCTATCTTGTTTTACTATTTATAATATTTATACGTTTAACTTAGCATTTTTATATTTTTGGATATGTAATTTTGTATCTTTTTCCAATCTTTCTTCATCATAATCATCATAAGACATTTCTAATACACTATCCCAATCATATGTTCCAGGAGTTGTAAAATTAAATAAGTCCCAATTCATAGGGCCTCTATCTCTCATATAATTTTTATTAGACATGTAGATATCTCTTGTTGCAAGATGTGCTGTCCACCAATTAAATGTATCATGAGACCAGGGTAAAGCAGAATGTCTTTTATAGTTAAACCATAAATGTTTAAGGCCATCAACAAATGCTTCTGGTGTTGCTTCTACTTCCTCATCATCCTGTATTAATCTTTCGTGAAAGTGTTTTCCATCTTTCCAAGTCATATCAAAATCAGATTGAGAAAACATATCTCCTAAATGTTCTGCAAATTTATTTATGAACAATATATTTATCTGTAAGTTTTCTTTTGGAAAGTTCTCTTTATGCCAATCTAAACCATCAAATAATGACTGTCTTGTTTCGTAAGGTAAACCTACAATAAGAGATGTTGTGCTACGATATCTACCACATTGTTTCCAGAAGTAATCTCTGAGATCTAACAAACCTTGTTTCTGTTTGTCCCTATTCATACCTTTACCAATTACTTGTCCTGCCTTTTGGTCAAAAGTTTCTATACCATAGAAGTGTGCCCAATATCCCATCTCTGCCAAATACTCTTTATCATGTTCTCTGGATATTAAAAGATCTGCTCTAATAAATCCTGTCATGTTAGGTGTGAAAGGTAATTTTCTAATCTCCTCAGCAGCTCGTCTTAATTTTTCTGTGTTGTCGTTTGTTGTTTCATCTGCTACGTGGTAATCTGTTACACCCCACTTCTCATAATTTTCTTTTAGCTCTGCATATAGTGTAGACATATCTCTATCAATGTCGCCTTTCAATCCTATAGCATTGTAAGAACAAAATTTACATTTAAATTTGCATCCTCTGGATAGTTCTAAGGTTAAAGTATCCGTTGGTTGTATAAAATCTCTTTCTTCGTATCTTGTTACTAAATCTTTTTGAGGAAAACATGGATGATCTTTATCTGAATTTACAACCTTCTTGCCTTGAAAATCTGTTATCTTTGCTGTTCCATTTAATAGATGTTGTAGTCCAAACTCTCCGTAACCTGTTACATAATAATCACAAGGTAAGTTCATTGTATCACTAATGGATTTAGAACCTGCAACGATCATGATATCTGGATAGTTTTCTTTTAACCATGTAAGATTATCTTGTGCTCTTTTTAGAGTATCTCCTCTGAAACCAAATGTAACAGATACTCCTATAAATTTTGTATCACTTGTTACTCTAGCTCTAATTAATGTTTGAAACTCTTCCTCAGTAAATGCTAACCAATAATCTATGACTTCAATATCCCAACCTTCTTTCCTCATAAAACTAGCAATTTTATGAGAACCAGCAGAACGTTTTAGACTTATCCAATTATTGTCTTTACCCTGCCCTTGCCAACCAGGATGTGCCTGGAGACAACCTAATATCATTCCATGATTCATATATGTATTTATTAGTCTAGTAGAACTACTGCTATAGCTTCTGCTGTTGTGTGGGGAGATTTATGTGCCATAGGCTCTTTCTCTTCATCTATAACAGGCCATTCATATGCTTTTTTGGCATTTATTTCTATAAATTCTATCTCCTCAGCAGGGACTTCATCTTCACTCCATATTGCTGATACAGGACATTCAGGAACACAAAGTCCACAATCAATACAGTCGTCGGGATTGATTACAAGCATGTTAGGACCCTCGTGGAAACAATCCACAGGGCATACTGTAACGCACTTTGTATCTTTGCAACCTACACAAGGTGAACCGACGACGAATGTCATTGGTTACTCTTCGTCTAAATAGTGCTGTGTAGTTTCGTTATCGTGAATGGATAAAGCAATAATGCCATAATGTAGAACCTTCATTAGGTCCTTTCTATGGTCCTCTGTGGTGCCTTTTCTACCGTAACGTTGTGCATACTTTAGAATATTTCCTATTGTAAATCCAATACCATGTCCACAATCAACAATGAATTCCGTAGATTGGAATTTGTTTTTAGAATAGTGTCCATCGTATGTGGCATCAATATAATCTGCTAGTTCTTTTGTAAGTTCACCTTCATTAAATTTATAATCTATATCTTTGGCCATAAGAACTCCTCTCGTTGTGTGAATTTAACTTTCAATTGAGGATAATTATTAATTAATTCTTTACCCTCTACAAATCTTACATGAATATTTGGAAAGTCATTCACGTCTGTAATAATATAAATTAACTTGTTTGCCTTTTCATAAGCAGCCTCTTCATTAAAAGTTCTGCCTTTACCTTGCTGGTTACTAGGTAAACAAGTTACACCTCTGGCAGTAAACGTCTTCTGATCAAATAACCTGCCTGTATTATCTATATGATCATGATCTTTTTGGCCTGTTACTCTGGTTAATTCTGGATACCAATATGGTAATTGTTGTTCCATAAACCAAGAAGCAATCCTGCCATCTTGAAATGTTTCTTTCAGTTCCTCAGATGTAAGATCACCGAATTTATATTCGGTGACCTTATGAGTTACAGTTTCGTTTAACTTAACTTTCGCCATCTTCGTGTATCTCTTGTTCAGAGTCTACATCAGCCTCGTTAAGTTCAACTGTAGGGTCAACTTTACTATACAAGTCAATGAATGCTTGTTTAGTATCTTCGTCAAACCTGTTGACACAAAGTTGAACTGCTTTTTGTTTGTCGCCAAATACGGCAAACGCGTTCACGATGTGTTCTAACCTACGTGTTGAAATCAACTCGTCAATTGCACCTTCGTAATATGTTTTACGAATAACATCTGACCATGTAACCAAGTGTGTAGCAAAATCCTCATCTTGGATATTAGCTCTGTCCATTTTTCTTAGGACAATCTTTTTCTCGGTTGCCATTGTAGGATACTCCTGCTCCACGGTAATTGCAAACCTTTCTAGGAATGCCTCGTCGAGTATGTTGGCTGAAATAAATTTGCCATCGTCTGAACCTCGACCTTTTGTGTTGGCTGTTGCAACAATGTTAAAGCCGGGAGCAGGAGCTACGGTTTCGCCTGTTTTCTTGTTGAAATAAGGCTTGCCTTCTAGTATTGCCTGAAGACACATCATTTTATTTGAGCCTCTATCTATTTCATCAAGTATTAGAATGGCACCACGCTTCATAGCGGTGAGGACTGGTCCCTCTCTGTAAACGACGTTACCGTCAACTAGAGTATTGCCACCGATTAAATCATCCTCATCAGTTTCAATACTAATATTAACTCGTATAGCCTCTCTTTTAAGATTAGCACATACTTGTTCTACCATTGTAGTCTTACCATTACCTGATAAGCCACTTATGAAAATTGGATAAAACAAGTTACCTTGTAATACCTTTTTCAAATCTTTGTAAAAACCAAAAGGGACGAAAGTTTCGTCTTTGTTTGGAACCAAGTTATCAACTTCTACTTGAAGTTTTGCCTGAACTACAAATTCAGGATTCTTAGTTTCAACAACCTCAATTGGTTGAGCTGCTGGAATAGTAGGTTGAGCTACTGGAGCTACTGCCTGACCACCGAACATTGCTGTAAGGTTGTAAACACCTCTGTCTACTTTAAGGTCTTTCCTACCATTTACTAACCAAGCTGGGAAGCCTAGTCCTAAGCTCTCGGCAGTATCTATAATCTGCCTACGAGTAAAAACACCTGTGCCGTTGTCCTGTTCTTGGAGTCTGGCTACTAGGTTTTCTCTATCTATTTTCTTCATAATTAAGTCCTCACTTATTAATTTAATTTATACTGTATATTATGCACTCTGGCGAACCAAGAGTCAAGCATTTTTTCAAAAGAATCATGCTACTAACTCTATGATTTGGTTGAGGAAAGTTCTTTGTCCTGACTTTCCTTTGTTAAACTGTCTAAAACCTCTAAGTAAATCTCCTTTTTTGTTGGATTTTACTTCAAGTTCTGTGCTCTTAATTTTAAGATCGTCCTTACCTTTAAGTAGGAACCTTGCATCGTATCCTGCTTTAGGAGTGAACATTGTGAACTTGTCCTTAAGAATCTTTTTCCAGGATAAGTCGTCCATGTAACCACCTATCTCTCTATCAAAGTCATATCTTTTACCTGACTCTAATATGTGGAAATTAATTACTGTAGACCCTGTCTTTTGCTTGTAGTATGTAAGCAGAGTGTTAGTTGTTTCTTCTCTACCACCATAGTATGATGACTTCTGAGGAAGAGCACATGTTGAACTACCGTCTTGGATAACCAATCTTTTAGTTTCATATGAACCTGCTTGAACTCTACCATTGTCTTCAGTCCTAACAGTAACATAATCTGTAGCACCACCGTCTGTTAAGAAGATTGTAGTCAACTTCTCTACATTGTATCTTTTCTGGAATCTTTGTGCAATTTCTGTGCCTGCAATAATTCCAAAGTTAAGTGGAGTAGAACCTAGTCTAAAGTGTCTGTTACTTGCATAACCATAGTAAGGTGTATCTGTATCATTGATGTCACCGTAGTATCTGTAACCCATGTAGCAAATTTTAATAACTTGTAGGTATGCCATTGCATTGTTCCAATCCTTCTTGTTAGCCTTAGAACTAAGAATGTGGACCATTGAATCATGTCTGTTAAGAACTATTCTACCTTCCTCACCTACTTGTCTTTCATCAGTAACATAACCATTCTCATCATATTGTAGGGCTCCTTTTCTTGCTTCACTTGAAAAACCATACACATCAAATGGAATGTTTACTTTTCTACAGAACATTGCAACCGTTTCCATTTGTTGTAGGGTGCCGTAGAAGTTCTTGTGCATACTTCCTGACATATCTACATACATTAGGATACCGTGATTCTTACCGTTAGGAACAATCTGTGTCTGTTGGAAAATATCTTCTGTCAACTTGTAAGCCCAAAGTTTGTCCTCGTTCAACTTACCTGTTTTAGAAATTCTAGATTTCTTGAAACCTGTAGCTGCTTTTCTAAGTTCAAACTGTTGAGCCATAGCGTTGATAATAGGTTGTTGTTGAGCTTGGTATTTTTTCCAAAGTTCTTGACCTAAACCTGGTAACTCTTCTGTTGGAACTGTTGACTCGTCCCAACCATAGTCTTCGCTTCTAGATATTTTTGTAAGATCTGCGCATTTGTTCCAATCATATAGTTCGTCCATTGGAACTATAACTTCTTCAACATCAAAGTCGTTGAATGGCTTAGCGTATAAGTTACTAACAGCGTCTTGGTCTACTAAATCACCTTCGTTCTTTCTGTAGTTAGCGTCTGTAATTGAATGTCCTTCTTCGTCTAAGAACTTTTGAATCTCGTCAAGTCTATCTTTGATCTTTTGATCTTCTGCCTCTGTAGCTTTATCTGCTTGTTCTTCTTTTTCAAGTTCTGTTTCTTTATTGTAGAAGTCCTCTCTGTCCTGACGAGTTGTGCCGTCATAATATTTTTCATCATGTTCGTCGTTACCGTTCTCATCTTTGAACTGATCATAGTCAAAGTCTTCGCCTTTGTCGTATGCCTCGTCTCTTAAATCTCTACGTCTTTGTTCTTCTTTATCATAAGCTTCTTGTAGCTCATCTTTTTTGTCTTCCATTTTCTGACGAGCTTGCTGTCTTTGTTGTTGACGTTCTTCTTGTTCTTGTTGTCCTTCAGAAGTAAATCTGTGTGGCATAAGTTTTTCAAGAAGTTCATCATATTCTTCTTGCTTGTCTTGTCTTTCTTGTTGATGATTCTTGTATAGTTCGTCAGCTAGTTTTTCAACTTCTGCCCAAGTATCTGCCTTACCAATTCTTTCAACTAGATCTTTTTCAAATCCGTCTGCAAATTCAACACCTAGTAAGTGTCCAATTTTAAAATGTAAGTTTACTCTATCAACTAAAGGAAGGTCTTGAATATCTAAATCTTGGATACCGAAGAAGTCTTTATCAAATAGTTCTTGGTAACCTTTGTAAAAGGACTTTACTAAACCAGGATACCTTGCCTTAACTTTTCTTTCTATACGAACGTCTTCAACAACATTAAGAAATGCTTTCTTTTGAGGATTGTCAATGACTGTATCATGCCATCCAGCTTCTGGAGTTTCGTGTGCATGTCCTACTTCGTGTCCAATAAGCAAATCATATAAGTCTTTAGACATTTCCTGCCATACTGGAAGATACAGTTTACGATTCTTAACATCGAATGCTGCAGTTTCCATTTTTGGGTCATGAATAATGTCAATGTTTTCTGTTGCTAAACATTTTGCTAATATTGATTGTGCTTGAATTTGGTTCATATTTAATAAAGTCCTTACTTTTTACTAATTATGCGTATATTATGCACTCTGAGGAACCTATTGTCAAGCCCTCAGAGTGAATCTTTTGAAATCTTATTTACTTATTTATCAATAAGTTAGGCGCAAACCAAGATAAACTGTTCTTCCGCCAGCTCCATATCCTGGTAAAACCTCAAATTCTCGATCGAGAATGTCATTTATAGCTAGTGATATCCTATAATTAGGTCCTAAATTCCAGCCAAGATCTAGGTTGATTGTGTTTACATCTTCTATTGCAGAGCCATCAAAGTCATTGCCTCTGTCTACTTGTGCAATCCAAGATAGTTCATAATCAAATTCATCGTCACCATCAAACCATGATAGTTTAGATTTGTATTTAGGAATTCTAATTTTATCAGTAACTTGATATACTAATAACACACCAAAATTTCCATAGTCTGACATTATATAATTGTCATACTTAACACCTTTAGATTCATAACCACCAGCATTTATATATTGTTGACCTACAAAGTCATACTCAATACTTTCTGAGAATCTATAAAACCATGCCGAGAAGTGGTCGTATCCCATTTCAATACCTTTACCTATTTCAGGTTTTAGAAAAGGATTAGCACTTACAAATCCATCTCCATACCTTTCATATAGGTTAGGTTTACGAATACTATTAGCTGCTGAGATTCTAAATAATCCATACTCACCACCTAATCTAAATATACTTTCCTTCTCCTCAAATCTATATGAGAAACCAATCTTATTCATGTCGTCATCTACATGTTCAACATTTAAATAAGCTGCTAGGTGTTCGTCCCAATTAGGTCCGTATTCCTCTCTATGTCCTTGTAATCCTATTACTACACCTTCAGTTACTTCTTTATTAGCATCAGCAAAATATCTTTCACTTACTGCTGACCAAGTTTGAACTCCTTCTGTATAGAACTGTGCATCATTTCTAGAATAACCAACTGTTAGCCAATCACCTCTAATAGACACATCATGTTTCTCTCCTTTACTGACACAATCATTTACTTCTTCCCAATTAGCATTCCAACAACCGTCATAATCTGTTTCATATTTCTGATGATTGGTATTGATAGACCAATCTCCAAATACAAATTTACTTCTAGCCGTTGTGTTTTCAAAGAAATCTTTTTCTGTGTTATTTGATTTAGCACTTCCTGTAGAACCTCTATATTGTCCTACATTAATGAACTCATTACCTGCCATAACTTTATATGTATCCTCACCTGCTTGAAAGAATGCTTGTCTTTCAAATGAGTCTTCAATAAGTATTGTTCCTCCCATAGAAGAACTGCCGTATATAGCACTATTAGGTCCTGATATTATTTTGTATATTTGGTTCTGAGATAGTTCTGTTCCAAAATCATACCAACCATTACCTACGTCATTTACAGGTATTCCATTTCTATAGACTGCTGTGTGTTTAGTATCAGTTCCATTTATTGTAGCTGCATTAAAACCACCTAAGCCTCCTGCTTGGAATACTCTTGTTGGGTCAATTGCTTCCATAGCATTTGACTCACTTTCTGGGTCACTGTTGCTGTAACTAACCTTAGCTCCTACAACAATTACCTCTTCAATATCTGAGGCATAAGCTCCAGACATGCTGAATAAAAGTATGACCGTAGCCATACAATACATAATATTTTTCATATCACTCCTTAATTAATATTATTTTTGTCGAGTGTCTCTTATCCACGCTTGCTCATGTGCTGACCAATGCCATTCACCTAAATATAAAGGGTCACGACGAGGATCAAAATTCCTTTTATCTGGAACATATATTGTATCCATTGGCATTCTGCAATATGTTATAGCATTAGGAAGTTTCTCATAGTAACGATACTCTCTTACAGAGTTATGTCCATATGGCACTCTAGGATTATTAGGATATATAACAGTTGTTCCAGCTCTTTCATTTGCCTTCTCAATCTCTGAACCTATAATCCCACCTATAATAACACCAGCTATTACATCTCTTGTATCAGCTGCCTTAATAGGAGCTGCGTAAAGTATGATACCTAGTATTACTAGCACTGAAATAATCGATTTTACTTTTAAATCTAAATATACTTTCTTTTTCATAATATAATATTAGACGTTCTAGAACCTAGAGTAAAGCTTTTTTAGGCTTTTTTGGTCCTTTAGATTTTTGTGCTTTTTTGTTTCTTTCTTCTAAACGTTTTTTCACTTCTGCAGGATTCATCCAAAGGTCCTTACCGTCTACTATCTCCTTTATTTCTTGTGGGGTCAAGAAATTTTTATAAACAGAATTAAATAGATGTCTAGCCCATTTATCATCTGCTGTTACCGAGGCCAACTGCTCACTACCTTTTCCCCAATTACCAGAGCTATATGTGTGAAACATAAAATGACTATGTTCTGATATTTCACATACATCTGCTGATAAAAAGATTAGTGTAGCTGCTGACATACATTGTCCCTCTACTGAGGCTACAATAGTTGCTGGACTTTCTGTCATGCTTCTTAGTAATTGAATTACTGTAAACATGTCGCCTCCACCAGAGTTTATATGTATGATAATAGCATCATTTTCTGTTGCTGTTCTCATTATCTGGTTCCAGTCTTGGAATTGTTTTGCTTCTTCTATGTGACCTGTCAAATAGAAGTCAAACATCCTAGCAACGGGTTTTTCATATATGTTGCTAGGATTTGGTTGTTGTTGTATTGGTTTAGATTCGCTCATAGTATCTGGTTACTGCCTTTATCTTTTCAATTTGTTTGTCAATGATAGCCGTTCTGTTTGGCCAATGTATATATTCCTTCTCAGGATTCTTTTGTAAATTGAATAGTAAAGGGAGGACCAGATCCTCTACATCACGAAGTTTTGTTGCCACGTCTGATTCAATTAATGATCTGTGTTCGTTGATCATCCCGGAGTTATCGGCTGATAATATCTTAGCTTCTAACTGCTGTAATTTATCCATGATTTTGTCTTCATCAATAGAAGGAGCGGCCGGCGCAGGTGTCCCTTGGTCGGGCTCGTCTACGGCGGTAAAACCAAAATCAAATTCTTCTGCCATTGCTTACTCCTTTGTGTTAAATAACTATTTATGCCTGTGGAAAGCGTTGCATACGCCTTTGGTGTTTTTTATACTTTTTCTGTGCTGCCTTCAAACCACGTTCTAGCTTTAGTCTAGATACTCTGCCTGTGAAGTTTGCACCTAACATATGATCATATTCGTGTAAAATAACTCTAGCAGATACGCCTTCGTATGTTTCTACCATCTCTTCTCCATCAGAATTGATGTATTGTAAAGTTACCTTTTCAGGTCTTTTTACCATTAACCATAGTCCTGGAAAAGATAAACAACCTTCTTTCTGTGATGTTTCTTCTTTAGATACAGATACAATTTTAGGATTGAAAAAACACTTCTCGAATGTATTCTCTTCTTCTTCTGTTACTAACTTAGAGCCCATAACAAAATACTTGCCATCTATGCCTACTTGATTAGCAGATAATCCTACGCCACCATAAAAATACATAGCTTCTAGTAATTTTTCTTTTAGTAATTTAAGATCTTCTGTTTCTACATTAACTTCTGAAGGTGCTTTCTTTAGAGAAGGGTGAGTCATATGTAATAGTTCAGGACCATCATATGTTGCAACAGGTTCTGGTGCAGGGTCATCATAAGATGGCCTATCATATTTAGACATTACATCTGCTGCGTCATCTACTGCACTTGGTAATTGTTCTTTTTCACTCATTTTATTTTTAGCTCTGCCATGTGTGCAAAACCTTCTATAACATTTATAACATCAAAGAAGTCTAATGCCCAACCATACCATCCACGTTGATAATCATCTAAATATATTCTGGCATTTCTATCTGCATATCTAGCAGTCCATGCTAAACACTCTCCCCTTGCCTCTCCATCAATTAGTATGCAATCGTATTGTTCTAAGTTTTCTACCATTACATATGGTGACCAATCTATAAATTGTTTAGGTTCAAAGTGTGTTCTTAGTATAGGTGGGACGACTTTATAATTACCTGCATGTGGAAACATGCCTTCGTTATGTTCTATACTTGTAAGATCTATTCCTGCCTGAACAAATTTTTGAGAAGCTTCTCCACTTCCCCATTCCAACATTTTTTTAGGCTGACTATCTATGATATGATTTGTCTGTATCTCAGACAAACTCCATACGTTCATAATTTATTCCTCGTTAGTTAATAACTCAACTAGACCAGCATATCCACCAATTTTTTCTCCGTTCATAATAATTTGTGGGAAGGTTCTAGCACCTGGAAAGGTTTCAAAGAATTCATCAGATGTATAATCAGCATCTAACATTTTATATTCATAATCTAAACCTTTCTGTTCACATAGATTTTTTGCTTGTGTGCAAAAACTACATCTTGACTTTCCATATATTGTAATCATATTCTTTTCCTTTCTAAATATCCTGTCCCAATTATCTTCATAGCCTTTTCCAGGTCTACGTTTGCTACCTTTACCAGCCACTTAATCCTTGTAGGACCTGCCTTTGTAGTTGTTTATCAACACATTGACATTCCATTTGGGTTCTCATATGACCTTCACACAATGCAAAATGTGTATTAGGACAACGGAAGTTGTCTGGGTCATCATAAAAATTTCCTTTGGTGTAACCTTGTGAATTACAACCTGCCAGAAGTAATAATACAGGTATTAACTTTTTCAATATTTTCTCCTTATTTTATCTATTGAAATTCGTTTTCCATTTTTCTATTCTCTAATACAGAATAGTTTTGCCTTTTCTCAAACCTAATAACGCTTCTAAATTTGTCAAACAATTGATCACCTTTATGAGATATTACAAAGACATTTGTATCCTCTCCTATTGTGTTCAACAGTTGCATCACATATTCAGTTCCATTATTATCTAAACTACTATCAAACACCTCATCTAATAATAAGATATTTGTGCTAGCAGAATTCTTCATCTTAGCAATAGTTCTCCATGTAAATACTAATGCTAAGTCTATTCTTTGTTTCTCTCCTTCACTAAAAGATGCATAACTAAATTCATCTCTGTGTCTGGATTTTATTGTTTCTTTAAATGTTTCATCAAGTTCAAACTGAACAAAGAAATCCATACTTGCCAGGTATTTATTAACTAACTTATTAATTATAGGCAAATATGCCTTAATAATTTTAGTTTTAATACCAGAATCTTGTAGCATTGCTTTTGCTACATCAAAGTAATGTTCATCTTCTGTAAGTGTAATCTTTTCTTCTGTCTTTCCTACAGCTTCTTTTGCTAACTTTCTAAGTTTCTTTTTCTCAACATCTATATCACCTACTTTGTTTTGTGTATCCTGATATTCTAATTGTAATCGTTGTAAGAGCCTTTGTTGTGATATAGCTTCGTTGTTAGCTTCCATTATCTTATTGTCCAATTCTTGTATCTGTGCAACAAGTTTTTCTACCTCGCTATACTGCGTATCCAGTTCGACTAGAGCCTTTTCAAGTTCAGAGATTTTGTCTTCATCTCTCTGTGTCATTACCTCTTTATGATCGTGTTCTATGCCTTGTTGGCAAGTAGGACATTCGTCTGTGTTATGAAAGAAGTCTAAGTGTTTTCTGTGAGAAGAGATTTGTTGTTCAAACTTTGTTCTGTATTTGTCGAGCTGTTGTTGTTTTTCTTTTGCATTACCCAGGCTCTCCTTCTCCTCTGTTGTTGCTGCTGCATTCTCCTGATAAATCTTGACCTGTTTTGTCGTCTCATCTATTTCTTCCAGTATTTTGTCTACTTTAGACTGTTTATCTGTTTCTAATGTTTGTATATATTGTTCTTGAATATTTGCTTTCTGCTTTGCTACATCTATTTCACCTGTAATTACTCTAAGTTTAGTTTCTAGTTCTGCATACTTTGTTTTCAATACAGAGTTCATACTTGTAAAGATACTAATGTCTAATATATCTTCTATAATCTCACGTCTCGCTCCTAAATGTAACTGCATAAAAGGAGTAAAAGATGCACTACCTAACATCACTATCTGTGTAAAAGATTTGTAATTAAGTTTTAGAATGTTCTCTTCTAAATACTTCTGAAAGTCTCTTATATTAGCATTCTTATCTACTTTGTCACCATTTATTTCTATATCAAATACTCTCGGTTGTAGTCCACGTCTTATCAAATAATTCTTACTGCCTATACTAAAATTAATTTCTACTAGACAATGTTTATTATTAATAGAATTAATTAACTGAGGTTTAGATACATTTCTAAAAGGCTTGTTAAACAAGGCATAGGTTAAAGCGTCTAGTAATGTAGATTTACCAGAGCCATTCTCACCTATAATTAATGTAGAAGGACTTCTTTCAAAGTCTATCTCTGTCCAGGCATTGCCTGTAGATAAAAAGTTTTTCCATCTAAGATTTTTAAAATTTATCATACTGTATCTTGTGCTTCAATATATAATGTTTGTAACAAGTTCTTTATCCTTTGTTTGTCTAAGTCTGTTTCAACAGCATTTACATATTCTTTTAATAATGTCATAGTATCTTCTAAGTCAATGTTCTCATCTAATGCCTCATCTTCAAATTCAGATAAGTCTTCTATAATTTTTAAATCTATTAGATTACATTGGTAAAGTTTGTCTACGAAATGATCAAACCTAGCATAGTCCTGTTTCTTAGTTACAATTAACTTAACATTAGAACCAACAATACTATTAAAATCAAAATTGCTGATATCATTGACGCCCTCGAAATCACTATCGTCGTAATAAATTTTGTGGAAGATTCTAAACGGGTTGTTGATGTATTCCAAATCTCCTTTAACTGTGTCGAATATGGCGAATCCACGAGGGTCGTCATAGTCAGACCAAGTGATTTCGTAAGGGTTGCCCATATATGTAATATTCCCTCTGCTATGGCGATGATGAAAGTGGCCAGAAACCACAAGGTCAAAACCACTAAAAGCGTCAGTATCCATGCCATGGATATTAGGCATTCCAGGCAAAAGGAAGTAACCTGCGAATTCAAAATGTCCGAAGCAAGTCGTTGCGTCAGACTCTTTAATTTTGGCCATAGTCCTGTCATAATTTTCTCCACATATCCAAGGTAAATATAATACCTTATGTCTGTCTAACATTATCTCTGTAGGTTCTTCGTATAATGTTATGTTGTTATATTCTCCTAGTAATAAGTTAGGACTGTTTACTTCATTTGTATTTTTAAAGTAAGTGTCATGATTACCAGGTATCATGTGTATTTCAATACCTAAGTCTTCTGCCTTCTGAAAGAAGTATCTTTTACAAGATCTTAGTGTATTAAAATTTATATACTTACGTCTATCAAATATATCACCTAAATGACATATTGTTTTTATGCCTTCCTTTTCTAGATAAGGAAAGAAACATTCAGTATAAAATTTTTCAAAGTAAGCATCGAAAGCTAAATTGTCTGATCTGGCACCAAAGTGGGTGTCTGTAACTAGGGCTATTTTCATGTTTAGCCCTCGTATATAGCGCTGTTAGCTCCGTGTTCCCTTACTTCACAAGAGACTGCAAAGCATCTCCCGTTAGTTTGTTTACTAACAAGATCATTAGCAAAATGGAACGCATGTTCTGCAAACTTTTCACAGCCTACACCATTCATTACAACCACTTCTGCCAATCCTTCGTCTTGTAATTTTAGTATTCTTTCTATTTCAGGGTCATCTTTACATACAGTTATCTTATGATCAAAGTTATCTTTTAACCAAGTCTTTAGTTCTTTCAAACCGCCAAAGTCTACGACCCAATTTTTGTCATCTAACATATCACAACCAAACTTAAATGAAAATGATAAAGCGTATCCATGTAATAGACTGCAATGACTATGTGTTGCCAATGGTTGTCTAAAAGCACAAGACAATCCTTCTTCATGTCCATAAGTCTTTGTAGAAAAATATTTAAAATTTCTCATATTCATATAAGCTCCTTATATAAGTTATATGCCGAGAAGTATTGTTCCTCGAGCATGTCTCTATTTGTATTAATAGCACCTTGTATTTCGTTGCTATTAAAATTGTCCATAAAATAAACAATTCTTTCTTTTATTTCTTCTTTGTGTTCCTGATAGGACTTCCAAGTCTCTGTCCATTCACTAGGATATAAAAATATATCTTCATACATCTCAGTATAAGATAATCTATTAGGAACAAATGGAACACCTCCTGTTCTTAATATCTCATAACAAGATATACCTAATGTTTCTTGTAAATTAGCACTAAAGACCATCTTTGCCTCGCCTAGAAGTTTATGATAATCCTTTTTAGTTAATTTATGTTCCTGACAATTCATAAAATTGTATTCAGGTAATTCTTTCTTTAAGTCCTCAAATATGTTCAACTGTTTTTCAGGTGCATTTCTGTGAGGAAATAATATTAAATTTTGTTTTTCTGTGCCTACTGTATCTGCTTGTAATACAGGTGTTAAGTATTCCATAGGCCAGCCTGTTCTTACAATTTTTTCTTGTATTGCACAATCTTCTCCAAATGTATTTAGGAATAATTCTATATGAAAGTTACTAGCAAAATAATTTTTGTCTATAGAATGAAATAGTGCTTGTTCTGTAAGTCTTACCCAAGGTTTGTTTCCTATTAGTCTACCTAAGAAGTCATGTTTATCATAACTGCCTGCATGCCATAGTGCATGTATAGTGCCTTTTATTTGTAATAGTTCTAGCATGTATTTAAGTTGTAAAATACCAGGGTGCCAAGCATCTGCAAATACAAAATGATCTCCATCTTTTACTTTGCCTTCTCTAAAGAACATAGACATCTGTGCTACTTGTGCAGACTTGTAAATGTTTGTGCCTGCAAAGTCTAAGAAGGCACCAGGTGTAGGTTCTCCAGCTATATCTGCTGGACCTTCTATAATTGTTACATCATTGCCTGTAGAGTCTGCTATAGACTGTGGAAATTCTGTTTTCCATTGTGCAGTATAGCGTGTTTCTACATACTCTAGATCAAACAAATAAATCATTTTCTAGTATTGCTCCGTTTTCATCATCCTCATATACTTCAACTCTAACAGCTCTGTTAGGATATTTGTCTTCTATATAATTTATTAACTCTTCTGCTATCATTTCACATGAACGGTGATCAAGTTGTAGTTCTTCGTTACCATAAAGTCTTTCTAGTTCACGTTGAAATTGTATGAACTCTATGTCCCTATCATTATGTGTAACACCTACAGTTACATAAAAATAAAATTTATGTCTATGAGGATAACCTAGGAAACTTACATCGTCCCAACCGCCTGTAGCATATTTAGGATTTGTATCAGCTCCTGGAAACATATGAACGCCTTCACGTCTAAACGATACCTTAATATATCTATTCTTAATCATTAAAATAACTCCAATGTGTCTTTCTTAAAATTTTTCTTCTTAAATTGTTTTAAAGCTTCTTGATCTGTCTGTGTCATTTCTATATCTAAAGAACCTTCATCACCTGTTCCTATTGCCTGGCTTTTTAGTGCATGAACATTCCTTGTAGCATTTAACCAAGAGTCAAAATCATCTCTATCTTTAACTTGATATAGAGTAGCAAATACTTCTTTCAATTTCATTCTACCTGCAAACTTTAATAACTGTTTTTCATCTAACATCATTTGTTCTAAGTGTTGCATAAAGTTTCTTACAGACATTAATATAAAAGCAGTCCTTACATATAACCACTTATGTAAGTCTCCATATTTTTCTTTTGCCTGTAAACTAGGTAAGTTTAAAAGTTGATAAAATTCGTCTAATTCTACACCTAAATTGATAGTTTCCATGCAGTTTTTGTGCATTTCGTAATAGTAATTGGACATTTCTCTAGAATACTTTATTGTGCCCTGTCCTTTGTAAAACAAACCTGTTTCTACGGCTCTACTATGTGTTGTAGAGTCATAAGATATATGTATATCTTTATATAAACCACTCTGTAAATTAACTAGATAAGGCAACATACGTCTAATGGAACCTATTCCTAAGACGTGTAAGTGCATTTCATCTTGTGGCCACATCTTTTTAACTTCACTAGCAATAAAGCCTCTTTTTATATCTTCTAAGGCACCTGTGCCGAGAGCAGCTGCACCCAAAGCCACACCACCTAATCTGTTGTGCCATTCATTAGGGACTTCTTCCATTATATACTCATACCATTGTAGGTATGTATCAACATCATTACCCTGCAAGATAACAAAGGGCTTACAGCTGCTCTCGTGTTTGTCAAATACTTCTAATTGTCTTTTTATGTTTTGTCCTGTCTTTCTAGCATAGTCTTCAAAGTTATCCTTGTCAAAAGATCTACCTTTTGTATCATTACGTTCACTTCTACCATCTGCTACCTTAACAGGTATCTCATCAAAGCACATGCCTACGTCAGCAAATTGTGCTTGGTTCTCATAAACTTTGTCTTTTAGTTCATCTGTTATATCTAAACCTAATGTAACCATTTGTAAGCCACCACTATCTGCATGGACTTGATATGGTTTGTAAGGTTTAAATCTTTCTCCAAAACTAGATTCTGTGTGTCCATTATATAGCATACTAAACTTATGTGAGAATTGATCTTGAACAAGTTTATCAATTAGCATGTTTACAATTTCTGTATTAGTTTCATCTCTACATATAGCAGGATTACTTAACCTCATATAAGAGGTTCCACTAACTACATATTCTAATATATTACTCATGTTTTCAATATCTCAATAAGCATGTTTGCTTGTGCTGTAGCATCGTCTAAAGCATTATGATTGTTTTCCTTAGGTAGTCTTTTATCCAATACATTCATGAGAGTTCTAAGGCAGTAAATGTCCCAGAACTTCCAAGGTATAGGTATAACTTTTTCTGCTCTGTAGGCAGACTCTAATATTACAACATCAAAATTAGCCCCGTAGCCCCAAATAGGAATACTGTCATTCCCATACCAAGCACTAAAGTCCATGAGAGCTTTAGAAAGAGGTTGAGGATTCTTAAGCCACGCCTCTCTAATTTCTTGTGGTTGTTCAGCCCACCAATTAAGTGTATCTTTTTCAATATGTAATCCTACTTCTTTGCATGTGTTAGCATCAACATTCGTATAGAATGTATCTACTATTTCTAAATCGTCAATCAAGACAGCGCCTATAGAAACAATACATGCGTTAGCATGTGTGCTTAATGTTTCTAAGTCAACGACTACTTGTTTTCCGTTTACATTCATTATCTAGGTGATACCATTTGTTGTTGTGTAATATTATCAAAGAATTCTTTCTTCAAATCTTCTTTCTTAAAACCGCCTCGTAAAACAGTTGTCTGTGTTAAAGAACTATGTGCTTTAATGCCTCTGTTCTCACAACAACCATGCGTTGCCTGTATATAGACTCCTACATGTTCTGTTTCACATTGTCTCTGAATTTCATCTGCTATCATTACATTAAGTTCTTCTTGTAATGTGCCTCTTGTAGCACACCATTGTGCTATCCTTGTGTATTTAGATAAACCTAATAGTTTATCACCTGCAATTATTCCTATGTATGCTATACCTGTAACAGGCTGGTGATGATGTGAACATACACTTTTCAATTCACTTCTCACAACCAACATACCTTCGTATCCATTCTCAATATAGTTAGGAAAACTATTAGGATCTGGCATAGTTTTATACCTACCACCCATAATTTCATTAACATACATCTTAGCCATACGCCTGCCAGTATCAATACTGTTAGGATCGTTTTCTGTGTCAATAACTAATGACTTTAGAACTTCATGGAACTTGCCAGATAGTTCTTCAATTAGTTTTTCCTTGTCACCGGGCTCTAGGACTTCTGAAATATTGTCAGCAGCATAATATCTAATGCCTTTGTCCTTTAACCTTGCTATTATTTCCTTACTAATCATTTTATTCTCCTGTATGAGATTATTCTTCCCAAGGATATATTACCCACCTAGTATCATTAGAATACAATCTTTCAGCAACAAAGTCAAGACTTATGTCTGCCTTTTGGTGTAATACAGCCCACCTGCTATTGGGTATTATTTCCTTGATTTGATTTATTGTTAAGGCACTATCACAAATATCATCAACAAAAATAGTGCCTTTTAAATTTTTATTGAATCCGTTAGCTTTAATCTTATCTTGAAACTCTCCATCTCTGGTTTGCCATTCAAGAGGTTCAAAGCCTGCGTTTAGTTTGTGTGATAACATAACACCTGGTATAAGTCCACCACGTGATATGCCTACCACTTTATCTATGTTCTCGTCTTTTAATTTTTGATATAGTGTTTCAACCATCTCATCAATGTCCTGCCAAGATACAATTATTACTCCATGTTCACTCATAATTTTATCGCCAATAGTAGTAAAATAGCAATCAATAATATGTTTGTCATGAACATTCCTATTCCTAGGATTGTGTGATACCAAATCCATCTGGTTTTGTAAGCATTATCTACTGTCAAATCATCAGGGTCTGGGTCTGTCCAAGTGTCTTTTTCAACATCTTGTTTCCATAAAGTTTCCCACCATTTCATATTTACGTTCCCCAGGCATTACCAAATAAATCTATATGTAACCTAGGGCTATATTTGTAGCCTGTTTTCATACATGCCTCAGCAACACCTTTTGCCGTTAGTGTTTGTTGTTCTAATGTAGCACCTTCAGGCATACAATAGACAGCATCTAATTTTACACCTGCCTCTTTGTATGCGTTCACGAAAGTATCTACTTCTTCAAAGTCATTTATATCCCTAACGACAAATTTATTATATAAATGACTATTCGTAACCTTATTCATATCTACCAATACTTCAGGAACAAGTGCGTCAAATTGTTCCTCACCTGAGATAGATAGTTTAGGAGATGTAGACCATGTAACATGTATATCTTTGCCATCTCCATTTAAATATTCTATAAATTGATCTTGTAAATTCTGTGTTCCATTTGTTTCAAATGTAACGTTCTTCAATCCTATACTTCTGCCTAGTTCTAATAGTTCAGGCCATACTCTTTGCCAACCTAATAAAGGTTCTCCGCCTGTAATAACTAGATGTATATCTTCTCTTTCATCATACTTACCATTAGGAAGTAAATCTATAATTCTTTGTTGGACTTGTTCTATTGTTTCAGTTAATTGTAAATGTTTATATTTCATAGCCCAACTAGCAGAACTATCACAACCTATAGGAGTAACAGGCAATTCTTCAATACTCTTATATGCCTCAGGATGATTCTTATCTGCTTTAGGGTCTGTAAAGTAAGGCATCTGATCTGTAGCAATTAGTTTACCACGTTCTTGTCCAAAGCCAGCGCATTCAAAATTACAACCAAAGACTCTGAGGAAGACACTAGGAACACCTACGAATCTGCCTTCGCCTTGGACGCTATAAAATACCTCTGAATATCTTAACTTTCCCATAGTGTGATATTATATATGAAACCTGAACCTAGATTCAAGAGTCAGTTTTACCTTTTTTAGCTTCTTCTGCTTTAATTTTTTCGTCTAAGTATTTAGGACGACGTTTAGGCATCTTCTTACCTTCATTGGCTTTATCTGCTGCTGCATTATCTGCCTCTGCTTGTTCAATTATGCCTCTCATATAACTGATATATTCATTAGAACCTTCTGTGCCATCTGCACTTGCTTCTAATATTTGTTCTATATCTAATGACTTTATATATTTGAACTTTGTTTCCATCTGACGTTTCTCTTTCTGGATACGTCTAATGAAAGCATAGTATGTGATTTGTGTAAAGTATGCAAAAGGATTTTTAGATTTTGCTGGGTCAAAGTTGTCCATGTATGTAAGACAATTTTCTATCCCATCTAGAATCATTTCATCTCTAAATGTATAGTTTACAAAGTTGGATTTATATGCCAAGTGATTAGCAATCTTCACAAAGCACTCTCCCAAGTAATTAGTTACTTGTGGTCTTGGGTCACCACATTCTTCTGCCTCTATTCTCTTTTCACGATAATCAGATATTTTTGCTAAAAATTCTTTGTTATCAATGTAGTGAGCCGAGTTAGGGTCACGTCTTTTTGCCATAATATACTCCTATTATTCAGCTGGGAAACCTGCTTCTATGTATTCCCCTAATAATTCAATTTCTTTATCAGACAAGTTGCCTGCTTGTCCCCACATCATAGAACTGTTCATTCCAATTTGTTCTCTATTCTTATACTTGATTAGTTGTCCACTAATATAACTTGCACTGTTACCTGCTAACTGAGGAAACATTCCACTACCTTCTCCGTTCCTACCATGACAGGCAGCGCAACCTGCGTATAAGCCTCTAATACTGCTAAACGGGTCGCCTGCTGCTATTGCCTGTTTAGCCTTTAATATTTCTACAGTTGTTCCATGTGTTCTAACATACTCATCATAACACTCGCCTGTGCAATTATGTGTGCTAGGATAACCTTTGTATTCTAAATCAGGATATACAACACCTGCAAAGAATCCTACGAATACAAGACAACCTAATAATACCATTCCTAATTCTTTCATATCAATGTATTTTGTTTTTTATGATAGCATCTGCGTAATCTGCTAATTCATCTATGTTAATATCATCCTCAGTTGTAAGAGCCTCTTCTTCTTCAACAAAGTCTCCCATCCATTGAGGATCTTTAAAGTATATAGCTTCAACCATATTATGATATCCGTTTATAAACTTTTCCTGTAATGTTGCTACTGTTATTACTTGTGCTCTTTCAATAGTAAACGCATGTTCTTCTGCAATGGATATCCAAGGTTTCAAACTAATAGCTTCTCCTAATCCTTGTTTCAACATTCCTGCTGCTGATACAAGTTCTATAGGATGTTCTACTAAAAACTTTTCTCCATCTTCTGAACTTACTTTTGCCACTACTGTAGCTCCATCTCTTAATTTTAATATACTAACTTCTGACATCTATTTTTACTAACTTATAATCGAAGCCTTCTTCGTTATAAAGTTTTACCCTCTCTATTAAATGGTTAAGTGTGTAATTCTTGTGAGATTTCCACGATAAATCATCACCAATGTCAAACAAGTTACATACTACCTTCTTATCTCCTTTTCTAAGCCCTCTACCTATACTTTGTAGATTTCTAATTCTACTCTTACTAGGAGAGGCGAAAACAATATTATGAAGGTTTCTTATATTTATACCTGTGGAAAATGTGCCGTATGAAGCTATAATAATTACATCATTTTCTTTTTCTGTTATAGCTCTAACTTGTTCTCTTTGTTCTGTTTCTGTGCCACCATATACAAAGAACACTTTCCTACCTTTCTTAACACTATTGCTAATCATTTCATGTAATACTGAACCATGTTTTTCTACAAATTGAAATAGAACAAGTGTATTACCTTCTTGTGCAATAGTTAAGTTCTTTATTATTTCATTACGATCTGGATTAGTAACAAGCCAATCTATTTCTTCTTGATATGTTTTGCCTTTCATTTCTTTTCGTATAACGTCTTTATAATTTAGTGTGCAACATACAATTTTAAGATTAGCAAGTTGTTTATCTTCCATTAATTTTTTAGTTGTAGTAACCTTATGAACTTGTCCAAACACACCTTCTAATACTAACCTATGTGTCTTTGTTCCGTCTAATGTTCCTGTTGTTCCTATTCTATAAGGTGTATTAGTAAGTTTATTCATTAATGTTGTTAAAGACTTTGCCTTAAATAAGTGTGCCTCATCTCCATACACGACATCAAACTGTTCAAACCATTTCTTAGGAAACTTGTATATAGATTGCCATGTAGAAATAGTAATAGGATATTCATTACTCTTTTCTTTGCCTCCATATATCCTATGACAGTTATCAGGTGCTGCCCAATGTTTGTCTGCTGTGGCATAGTCTTGAAAGTCCCCATACATTTGTTCTACCAATGATGTAGTAGGAACAATAACAAGTTGCTTACGACCTTTTGCCTGATGATATCTTATAAGGCTGTATATAATAAGAGACTTCCCACTAGCAGTAGGACTGAGCAACAAAGTTCTGCCCTGCTTAATACAATGATCAACTGCATCCTGTTGATACTCCCTAGCCTGTATCGGTTTTCCTCCAGCATGTAATTTGAGAGCTTCTGTAAGTTTTTTGACATCTGTTTCTTCTCCTATATCTGGAATGTTTATGTCTAAATCGTATTCTAATGTTTCTGCAAACTCTTTTAAGTAGGGCAGAAGTCCTACATATAATTCTTTCTTGTATAAACTGTATAGCCTTGCTTTGCCGTCCCACATTCTGTTTCTATATAGTGGCATAAACTTTGCACCAGGAACATCAAAGGTAAAGAAGTCATTCAGTTCTTGGTCTGTGCTAAGATCTGTTTTTATTTTAAGATATACTTCGTCTTTCTTGGTTACACTGATAGTCATTACGATGCATAACCTGCGTGTAGTTCTTCAACCATAAACTCAGGTGTTTCTCTTTTTGTGTATCTTGCAAAAGGCATTTTGTATTTCTTGTAATACCTACGATAAGATTTTACTACACTTCTGCCTTTTACATCATCTGGCATAGCTAGTGGCAAACCATGAATGTCTGCCATAGATGCATGTTGTATATTACTAGGTGGGAACCTAAGAAGATCTTTTAGTTTTTCTTCTGTTAGATGTGTCCTACCATACCTATGAGTATATTCTTCACATAACCTACACCATAGATTGTAAAGGTAATTATAATTGGCATCACTACTTCTAACCCACAAACCATCTGGATGGTTGATATGGCTCGCCTTGTATAGAACGTTTTCCATATTGCTGTTAGGATGAAGCCACCTTTTAATTCGTCTGCCTGCTGCAGTTTTACTTTCATACATATCTCCGTCTAAGACTCTGTGTGCTGTGGACATAAGTTGTGCATACTCAATAACCATTTTAACCACATGTTTATCACAGTGCATTTCAGCACATATAGTAGGATTTTCGTGTAGTAAGAATATGTTCATGTTAATGTCCTATGTGCATTCCTAATAGAATGCCTAATCCAAATATAAACCAATCAAATACGAAGTGCATTATAAAACTACCTACGAAAATAGTTTTCCAATGGCATTTACATATTTCTATCTGTTCTGCTATTTTCTCTACCATTATAATACTCCACTTGTAAACTTACTCCATTCAATAGCATTCTTAATATCAAAAGATCTACTATTAATAGAGCGCATAATATAATCTAATTGTGTAAGACAAGCTTCTATGTATTCTACTTTGTCTTGTAATGTAATAATGTCTGGGTCTGAGTCTAAGTATTCATTCATCTGATTGTTCAACGGTGCATTGCCTAAATATTGGTCCCAGCCTAATTTGTTTAGTTCTTCTTGTGTTAGTTCGCCTCGAAAGTATTTCCATTTCAAACGTCTAAGAGATAGTAAATTACTTTTGTTTTTTCGTAATTGTAACTTGAACGTTGTCAGCATGTTCAAGTATTTAGAATGTAACTCTGGGATTTTAGTAGACTCTTGACCTAGATTCAATTCATCTAGTTTACAGTCTTCCTCCCACATTTCTTGTATTTCGTTGAGTTTTATCATAATATAGTCTATTGTAAGCTCTTACATAGTAAGAGTCAAGTAAGTGTAATACCGTTTTAGGTAACTGTCTCAATAACATAATCTCTGTATCTAAACATAGCAACACCTACTAGATAGTCTGTGTTACCTGAAGATATTTCAAAGTCTAATCCTTGTAGACTTATAGGGAAAGCGTCCCTAAAAATAATTTTGGTAATTGGATTGTTGTTAGAATCTAACATGAATAAGCTAGCGTCTGAATGTAATGCTATTCCTTGTAGTTTATCTGGATTAGCATCAGGGAATCTATATTCTTGTTTCTGTGTATATTCAGAAGATTGTTTATGGCTTTCTGGAAAACCTAAACCTATTAACCAATCATATAATTCTTTGTAATTAGCCATATCTTCTTGAACCAAGAATCTAATCATTAAAGGACCAAACTGTAATTTGTCTCCAGGGTAAGGTATATCTACTAAAGGTGTAGATTGTTCTGCTGCTGGAATGTTTATTTCAGGTATATTAGCTGCTTGACAAAAATAACTAACATTAGGAATATTATGAACCATAAATTTAAAACTATTGGGTCGTAAGTAATCCAACTCACCAGGATTGTTAGCACTAAATGCTGCATCTGATACGTTAGTTATATTTGTTAGTGTCATCTACCTTGTCCTCTATATTTTTTGTGGCTTCTTTTTTTGTGTTTATTCATCGTGGACATAGAAATCTTTGTGCTTCTACCTCTGCCACCTTGTCCTTGTGATGAACTTTTCTTTGTAGGCGTAATGCTTACATAATTTGTTACTCTTGCCATAATATACTCCTATAATTCAAAACTAGCAGATGTTCCACAACCACATGAGCTAGCTTCATTAGGATTCATGTATATAAACTGTTGATTCAATCCTTGTTTCTTCCAATCTATAACTGTTCCTTTTAAATATTTCTCTGATATAGGACAGACCCATAGTTTAAAATCTTCAAAGTCTAATTCTATATCTCCTTCTTGTGGTTCGTCTGCATAGTCAAATACATAACTAAATCCTGCACACCCACCACCTAGTAAACTATATCTTACACCTTTTTTATTCTCTTCTGATAGTCTTTCAATAACTTTCTCTCTGCCTATAGGCGTAAAGTCTATCATACGACTAACAGTTTGAACAGGTATAAAACTATTTACTGTCATTCTTTTTAGTAGCTCCCATTTGTTCTAACCAAGTAGTGTTTCTTCCTGCTTTCTTTTCTTCCCAATCCTGGATAGCTCTCTTAATACTATCTTCTGCTAATACAGAACAATGTATCTTAATAGGTGGTAAATCTAGTGCTGTTGCAATATCTTTATCCTTTATTTCTTTTGCCTCTTGGATTGTAAGACCTGTTAGCATTTCAACAAACATGCTTGAACTAGCGATAGCAGAACCACAACCATAGGTTTTAAACTTAACATCTAAAATTCTATCTGTTTCTGGGTCTAACTTTAGATCTAACTTCATAACATCACCACAAGCAGGTGCGCCTGTAAGTCCTGTAGCTACATGTGGGTCGTTAGGGTCAAACCTACCTACTCCGTGTGCTGCTGGATTGTTTGTTACTTCTTCAAATCTTTTTACTACTTCTTTACTATAAGCCATAAGTCCTCCTAGTAATAGTATTTATAATACTTTCTATCTAACCAGAAGTAAAGTAGGTATTATACCAAAGTAATAAATAATATAGTCCACTTAAGGACGACATACACATACACAGGAGAAAATTATGTCAAACAGCAAATCAGGGTTCGAGATCAGAGCCGACTTACTAAACCAAGCACAAGGTATTCTTATGGATAACTATCACAGACAAGTTGATGCGATACGTGAACATAACGAAAACTTTCCAAATGACAAAAAGCCTTTACCTACAATGTCAATAAATGCACAAGATGTTATTGATACTGCAAGACAGTTAAACGAATTCGTTACTGAAAAAGGCCAATATCAATTAGGTTAATATCTTAAGACACAAAAAAAGCCCTACTATTGTAGGGCTTTTCGATTTCCAATGATTGGAAAGACCTGAATTACATTAAGTTTGTAACTTTAACAGATCTGTAATACTGGTTTCTGTCTGCTGTGAATGAATCAGCATCAGTAGTTCCATCTGCTTTCATTACAAATGGGTTAGCAATCATGCCATACCTAGTTTTGAAACCAATTTTAGGTTGGAATGTGCTTGGGTCAATAGCCCTAACCATTTGTAGTGGGACGTATGGACAATAGAAAATACCAGCGTCATAAGGGCTTGTGCCTTTATAACCACAAACATAGAACTGGCTAGCAGCTCCTGTGTTTGCTGAATAAGGGTCAATATATACTTTATATCTACCGTTTAACACACCAGCAAATGTATTACCTGTGTCATCAACATTTAAATTAGTTGATAAAGCTGGAGCGTAATCTAAAACACCAGCCATAGCTAAAGCACTAGCAACATCTGATGAACAGATGATGAAGTTACCTTTACCACGCCTTGTGTCTTGTGCAATTACGTTAGCGTCACGTTCGATATTGAATAAAAGACCTTTAAATCTTTCTACTGACCACCTACCGTTACTGTCAACATCTAAGTCAAATGTTCCAGCTGTAGCAGTTGAGGCTGAGCCTGTTTTTGCTACTTTGTAAATAGTTCTAATAACCTCACGGTTAATCTCAGCTAAAATTTCTTGTGAAAGAATGTTGCTTAGTTCTGACTCTGCGTCTAAACCATGAATTGCTTTTAAGTCCTGAGCAAGTTCAACAGTATATTCTGCTTTAAGTGCTCTTGATTTAGCAGTTACAGTAGTTTTCTCGATTGAGAAAGCCATTTCGTTTAGAGTTGTTGAGTCACCAAAGCCTTCAGCTGTGCTTGTGGATACTCCAGCACCAGTTGTGTAAGTTCCATCAACTGGGTTAGAGCCTGCGTGTGTGCCACCACCTGAGAAGTCTGAATCTGCTTCGTTAAATAAAGCCTCTGTTCCAGTCTGGCTGGTAAAGTGAGACTTCATTGCGAAGATTAGACCTGTAGGTCCTGACATTGGCTGAACACCACAAACGTCGTATGCCATCAAGTTAGGTAAAGCACGTCTAACTAACGATATTAATATCGGATCGTAGTTATCAACGCTTGCACCTGTCTGGTTAGCATGAGTTGCCTCGAAAAGGGCTTCCTTCTCCTCACGGAGAGCTTTTTCCTGGTTTTCAAGAACAACCGTGGTTACCGCACGCTTATAAGGATCTTTAATCTCAGAGAGATCTTTGTGATCCAAAACTGGGCTCCACTTTTTCTGTAGTTCTTCTGAAAGATACATCAGTTTCTCCTTGTTTTTAACGTTTTGTTATGTTTTCTATAACCTAATTATTTATAAAAAATTAATTTTTTGCCTTATCGAAGTCTGCTGCAACTCCGCCAAATTTAGCGGATTGACTTACTGCTCTCGCATATCTGTCCATTACAGTATTCTCTGATAATGCTCCCTGATCAACGCTATCTTCTAGCCTATCTGAGTCATCAGTTTTAGCTTTAGGAAAATAATTTTCCTTGATAACATTTAGTTTCTCAGCATACATGTTTTCGTTGTCGTATGTAATACCTTCAACTAAACTTGCAAACTTTTCAACTTCAGTGTCAGCTAGATCGTCAACCACGGAACGGAATACTTTATCCTTTTGTAGTTGTTCCCTTTCTTCGCTGATCGAAATAGATTTGTTAATCTCTTCATCTAATTTAGATTTTAACTCATCAATCTCTGTTTGTTGAGATGCTAATACATCGTATTTCTCTTCAGGAACCTCGATGTAATGGTTAGCAAATGTTTCTCTAAGATCTTTAATAAAGCTCTCATTGATTTCATTTTTCAAACCGTTCTCAACGGCAATCTCATTTTCTGCCATCCACTGTTCTGTCACATAAGACAGATACTTGTCGATGTTTTCCACGAGTTTTTCTTTAGCTTCGTTAAAAGCTTTTTCCGCTTCCTCAACAAGTTCGTCCTCAATAAGGTCTATTTGTTGATTTACACGGGCAACTACTGCTGCTTCAAATAATGAAGCTGCTTTAGTTTTAAATTCTTCTGATAGATGCTCTTCTTCCTCAAATAAGTTAGCAATGTCATCTTCAAAGAGTGTTTCTGCTTCTAGTTCGTCTTCAACGATTTCTTCGTCTTCAACGTCTTCTGCTACGACTTCCTCTTCTTCTTCAACCTCTACATCAGAATCAAGTTCTTCTACTTCGTCATCAATTTCTTCAACTGAATCTAGAACTTCTTCTTCGCCTTCTGGTTCAACTTCGTCTTCTTCTTTGTAAACGTTTCCAGCATTGCTAGATTGATTTACAACAGACGATGCGTCTTCAGAACCGCTGTAGTTAGGTGCCTGACCTGCTCCTGAACCTTCTAGTCCAGGTGCTTTAGAAGCTTTGCTTGATGCTGCTTGTCCTACTGGGCTTGTTAAGCCACCTTCTGGATTGCTTGAACCGCTTAGGTCTTGCATTTCAGGGTTAGCATTTGAGCTGCCTTGTAATGGATTACTAGCATCACCATTGTTCTTCTTATCTAAAGGACGGTGGGCATCCGCAGAGGATACTGGCAAATTAGCTTTAGAACTGCCACCTTGCATAGGTGGTTGTTGATCTCCAGCAATCTGCTCGTCTATAACTTCTACGGCTTCGTCTTGGACTTTGCCTTCTAGAAGTTCTCTGATTTTGGATTCTACTCCCATGTCTTTCTCCTTTTATTAAAAGTCGGATTATATATTAATATAATAGTATTAATCTAATATATTTATATTTATTTAAATTTTGGACAGTTTATCTAAGAAATTTGAGAAAACTTGCATCTTTTCTTCTTCTAAATCCCTTATATTGGCTCTAGAAATAGTGCTTTTTGCTTCCTCAATATCTTGTTCTGTCCATTTCCCATTAACAAAAACCCATTCTTTGCCCTCCATTATGCCGCTTACAAAAGCGTCTGGAGCACTAGGATCAGCTACAATATCTGCCGCTGTGGCAAGCATAAAGTCCCCTTGAACTTCATTAATGCCGTTTCTCTCTTTGAGACTACCTAAACCACGTGAACTAACACCTAGTTGAGCACCCTCGCTAATGAGTTCTTTAACAATACGGCCCATTGGTGTATCCATAATTTTGGCTTTACCAATCCAGTTGTTACCGTCTTCCTTAAGAGATGTTATCATATGTGAGACTCTATCTAAATTAACTGTTGGACCTTCAGGATGACCTAATTCTCCATATGCTCTTTTAGTTTTTACGTTCTCATCTACATAACGCTGCACTTCTCGTTGCATTATCTCTTTAGGATATACACGACCGTTCTTGTTCTTTAAATCTGATTGTAAAAATACGCCTTCTATAAAAACGTTAGGCTTTTTAGGATCTTTACTCTCTTCAGTTAAGTATGTAATACTTTCGTTAAATTCTTTTATTAATCTCATTATCCTAAACTTCCTCCGTCATATACGTCTCCACTATCATTAGTGTCTAGTGGCGCGTTTTGGTGTTGTTGGCTACCATATCCAGATATTTTAGCACAATCTACAATGACAGTTCCACCGGCTCCCCCCGCTATAACTACCTCTATGTCTGATGTGTTTTCTGAATTGTCTGAATAACCATACATGTCTATATTGCCGCTTTCCATTAGTTCATAAAGCACAACGGAGTTACGTTGCACCTTTGCACTAGCACCGCTTGAAAGCGCCCATGTTAGTCCTTTTATGTTTACTGTTGGGGAGCTCTGCGTTTCGGACGATTTCTTTAGTGTTGAACTAATATCTATTGTTCCCGTCGCTGCAGTCCCCCTCACACTAACCACACCCTGGACTTGGGTCAGTTTTAATGTGTTTACTGTGACTGCCATTTGTTATTTCCTTTGTTAAAAATTAATATTTTTTAGCAGGCTTTTTAGCATGGTTACCATGTCCTGCTTCTGCTACGATTTCAACATCAGGGTCATTCACGTCAACTGTTTCTATACCGTGTTCAAACATAACTTTATACCAAGCGACTTTACCATCTACAGGTTCTGCGTGTTCACCAATAATAGGTGTTCCCTCTTTCCATTCCTTGTGGAATATCTTGCTTGCGCACATGTGAGAGTCACCATCTAATGAACCTTTAGCAACACCGTCGACTTTAGCTTCTTCGATGCCATGTCTTTCTCTGAATTCTCTAAGTGTTTTCATTTGTCTCCTCTTTGTCTACAGGTAGTCCTGTCTCCATATTTATATCAACTAGATTGTCTTCAAGTTTATCTCCGATTATTGGCTCATCTCCTGGAGTAAGACCCATTTTGTCAAACTCTTCGATGTCAGAACCATCGGTTCCTTCTATAGACTGTCTAAAGATATCTTTAGCAAGCTCTACCTTACGTTGGTCTAATGCTTCGGTTGCCCTACTGTGCATTAAATCGTTAAAATTATCTTGAACGTCTGATGCCTTACCAGCAATCATATTGTCCAACATACTATTAGTAGAAGGTTCGTGAACCTCTACTTCAACTTCATTGTTCTCATTTTCTGCCATACTATTTATGCTCCGTTATCTGGGCCGGGTTCTGGAACTCCTTCGCCGGCTGGTCCTTCGGGTCCTTCAGGTGCTTCTTGTTGAACTGCACTTAATGGACTCCATTGATATTGTCTTTGATATTGAGGCTCACTTAACAATTCTGTTTCGATAGTCTCAATCTCTTCATCGGTAAGCATTAATACGTTTTTCTGTATATAACGCTTACTAAAAAATGTTCCTATGTAAGCTGCTAATCCATTTAATACTTCTACTCTACTTCTTAGAATCTCTTGTTCTTTAGATTCTGTGTAGTAAGCATCTGTAGCAAACTCAAACTCTAGATCGTCTTTAATAGCATCAAAGTCGTCTTCAGTTAAAACACCTTTTAGTAAGAGCTGTGTTCTTAAAAGATCACTTAACATAACTGAGAACTTCCTTCTTAACTTGATGATGAATTTTGTAAACTTCATCTCGTCTCGGTTTATCTCAGCTGCTCTACCAAAGTTTAATCCTGCCTGTTGTTCTAAACGTGATACTGGAACATTCAATGCTTGATACAATTTACGTTGAAAATATTCTACGTCTTCTATTTGCCCTAGGTTTTGACCTGCTGGCAATGTATCAATTTGTGTCCCTGTTCCGCCGTCCCTTCTAGGTAACCAGAAGTCTTCCAACATAGACATAAATTTCTTATCATCACGTATCTCTCCTGTGTTAGCATCGTAAACAAGTTTATTTCTATACCTGTCCATGATGTCTTTTAGATATTGTTCTGCCTTCATCTTTGGCAAGTTACCAACATCTACATAAAAAATACGTCTTTCTGGAGCCCTTGTAATCCTATAAATGACTACTGCGTTCTCCATCATTCTTAATTGGTTAGCTGGCCTAATAGCCTTATGTAAATAAGATAAAGGTATGTTTTTATCTTGATCTACTAATCCGCTTGGACAATATGTAATAGCATCTTTTGTAATCTTCAAACCTTGTTGGTTTTCAGGTGCTACATATGCTCCAGGCTTTTGTGTTACACCTTTATCATTATAGATAAAGTATTCTTCAACACTCTTAACCATTTGAACTCCAGAAGGATTTTTCTCCTTCTTGACTTCTCGGACTTTCCTAATTTTACGAGGGTCGATATATCTAATATCTTTTATCCCTGCCTTAGGATTTTCAAGGTCTATAACCTTGTGGAAGTATAGTCGTCCATCTATATACCACCTACGGAAGTAATCCTGGGCTCTGTCCTTAAAGTCCAGGATACTTTTAATTTCCTCGAATTCACTTAGGACTCTTTTCTTAACTGCTGACGATAATTGGACATTGTCAACATTAAGTTCTACCGGCGCTTCGTTTTCTAACTGTGCAACTGACTCATTAATAATGTCTTCAATTGCTGTGTCTACATCAGCCATCATGCCGATGTCACGATATCTTTTTATAAGTTCTGCCTCGGTTTGTGCGACACCTTCCAAATCCATGTAGGTGCCATAATAACCACCGGCTCTTATACTTTCTATCGCCGTATCTTCGGAGGGAGCTACAAACGATTTTTCATTTGTAGACTTATCCTTCCTCTTTATTTCAAATCCAAATAAATCCATAATTTCTACCTAACCATTCTGGTTAATTGGCTCACTTACGCTGTAAGTGATGCTGTTACTGAGCTTCTGCCTTCTCCACCAATGTAATCTTGGTATTGGAATGTAACTGTGTATTCTTCCAAAATGTCGTTCTGTGCATATTGTAATGCAATTTCTGACATGTTAATTGGAAAAGCACCTCTTAAAGTCCATTCACAAATTGGGTCATCGTTTCTGTTTAAGTGTTGAACGATGATTTCTGCTCCGTAATCTTCTAGTCTTAGTGCACCCTCATTGGAATCTTTTGCATTCATTGCATCTAACCATTCCTCAAATGCTGCACGCATTCCGAAATCGTTAGGATTAACGACTGTAATAGTCCATGGGTCAAAAATTCTTTCTCCTGCGAACTTAACTTCCCTACCTCTATACTGTATAATCGCTGGATTAACAGTTGAAGCTGGGGCAGCTGCACCCGTTACAAGTAAACTTGTATTAGAGTCTAGACCTAATCCTGAAGGACAGACGCTCGGCCAATTGATCTTTATTACGAATTGGTTGGGTCTTGCACCACCATCTCCTAGTTGTGCTCTAAATTGTGATATGTCTGGCATTTTATTCTCCTATATACCTATTTATAATTTACCCGCCAATTTCACTAAAGTTAATACCCGTTCTAGTAGCAATAAAGTTTAGTTGTATGAAATTAATAGACTTGGCTGGTTTTAGGAATATGTCAGCTACGAATTCGTTTCTGTCAATTACTTCTCCAGTGTTATTATTTTCGTTACAAATTACTTTAAAGTCATATAGTCCTCTACGTCCTTGAACGTCTCTGAGGAAAGGTGTTATTAACGATGTGAATTGTGACCTTGTAAATGCGTCGTTAAATTCAAATAATTGAAATTGAGCTGCTGTAGCAATTGCTTTTTCTACAACGTTAAACAGCCTTCTCACGTTAATTCTATTGAAAGCACTAGGTGCTGCTAACATAGTTTTGTCTCCCAACAATACAATTCCACTTCCTGCAGAATTAATTATTGGATTGACTTGTGCACTATATAAGTCATCTCTTTGTGCTTGTGTAGGATTATATGCTAGTTTAACAGCGTTTTTAATAATACCTCTGTTATAACCTGCTGGTGAGAACCAAGGATCATTGTTGTTATCTGTGATTACACATAACCCTGCAATGTCTCCGTTTAATGGAACCCATCTGTAGACATCATTGTATCTGTCATACATATACTTATAGTTACCGTCAAAAAAGGAATAAGATGTTCCTGTTAGAGCGTTCCTATTAGCAATAGTGTCTGTTACCTCTGAGCCTGAGTTGTTTACAACACTAGCTTTCTGAGGTGATACAAATGCTACACAATCCTTACGGACTCTAGCAACATTGTCTTGGACCCATTTTTGGTCTGTTGTGCTAATTTCCCCTGTTATTAATAGACTTACGTCTATACTCTCTTTGTCTGCAAACAATGACCATCCTGTTTGAATGTCGCCACTGTCTGGAGCATCATCTACACCGCCTGAAAGCGAAACAGTTGATTCTGCTGCTGTAAAGCCTGATGTAAATGCTTGGTTTGCCTGGGAGTTACCCCAAGTGCTGTCGCCTGCTGGATGGTCTGTCCAATAAATGTATTTAGATTGTGCATTAATCACATCTTTATAAAATATTGATTCGCCGTCTAAGCCTTTAGCGTCGGATGCTTTTGAAAGACCTTCATATCTTTCTAGGATTGTTCCTATTGTTCCTGTAAATAGTCCGTCCTCGTCAACTACTACTAAATGCAACTCGTCATTTGAGCCTAATTTAGCTTGAGTGTAAAGTGAAGTTAATGGAGCAAAGCTAAAGAAGCTTTTATATGCCCAATCTGTTGCTAGAACTGCTGTTGCTGCTGCTCCAGAACCGCCTCCACCTGAGAATGAAATTGTAGGTGCTGATGTGTATCCATTACCTGGATTAGTAATTGTAACTGCTGATACAGCGTCGCCACTTATTGTAGCTGTTCCTGTAGCAGTAACTCCGCCAGCTGGTGGTGCACTAAAAGTTACAGTAGGTGCTGAAGTATAACTTGAGCCTCCTGCTGTTATAGTTACACTTGCTACTGAGTTAGTGTCGTAATTACTAGAATCCGCAAATGACACTTTAAGGGAGTTCCCCATAGCGCCTGGATACTTAGCTGCCCACATTCCATTTGAACCTTCACCTGAACCGTGGTTATTTACATAGTCGTCATCGTTTTTAATTAACGTTGCTGTGCCTGACGCTACTGCGTTTCGGGCTGTATCGTCATCTAA